GGTTGTGCTTTGTCGCACAAAACCCCAAGAGGAAAACCGAATTGAATCGGTTTTTGAATGGTCGAAAATCAACAATTTGATTTCCAAATGGTGTAGAATGCCCGTAAAAACTGGCTTCTATCTGGCTCAAATGACTCATTATACAATTGTCTCGTTAATTCAAGTGGTTGTCTAATTGCCCTGCTAACATCACTAATATCAACAGTGTTGATTAAATCCTGCTCTTGAAATTTCTGCATATCCATTTCTTCACTTTCCTTCTGTTTCTGTTCCTCTTCTTCAGTAGTTCCATTAACACAGTAGCCACATTTTACAGTGACACTAATTTCAGTATCATCATGTTCATGCTCGGAATAATATATTCCAAAACTCACATATGTTCCGCATTCTACACATTCTCTTTCAGTCCACGACATACCCTATTTAACCCATTAAGTATTAGTAGGGTTTTACAAAGTGCAACCATATGGTAGGTTATACTTTGTTAGAACCTACCTTAGAGGTAAGGAGTTATTTCTAACTCGGAGGAATCGGAGAACCTACCCGTTCTACCCTCTTTTCTTTCATCAGTCTTACAATGCTGGATTTTGGAGAAATCAACGCGTATTATTTCTCTCCACACCATAACATACGCACCTTTCTGTCGTTGGTAGGCTTCTTTTCGTCAAGGAGAGGAATTCATCACTTGACTACAATAACAGGAGTAGCGTATCGTATTAATATGGGGTTATACAAAGACAACCATATGGTAGTGCTTTGGACTACCTTATCATATACTTCAATAGCGAACTAATAGCATGAGAAAAATAACTCAAGACGCAATAAGAGCCTTTACGAACATGCAACCATTTAAGCGAGGAAACACCGAAGTTAAGATTTTGAAAGATGAGGGTTCACTAAAACCGAACTTTGCCCGTCTTATTCTTCATGGGAATACTATTGCCGAAAAGAGTCACAAAGGGATTCAAATAACTTCGGCAGGTTGGAAAACAAACACCACAAAAGAACGCCTTAACGGGTTGCCTAATGTTAATATTACACAAAAGGACTTTGTATGGTATCTAAACGGTCATGCTTGGAATGGAGGTTGGATTAAGATTACAGATTAAAGAGGATATTTCCTCGCCCTTCGGGGTTCTATCTAACAAAGTATGAACCATATGGTTGCCCTTTGAGAAACCCCATTATATCCTCTACTTCGTATTTTAGATATGGCGTTTTGTAGTTGTCAAGATTGTCTTAGTGCGTTTTACGAAGAAAGAGCAGAAGCATATACCAATGAACATGGGTTAGACCACCACCATAGATGTAATCATATAACTGAAAAGGTTAAAGATAAAATCGAGTTTGAAGATGAAGTCTATATTGCTGAATATGATATTTATGTTATGGAAAATGTGGTTCATTGGGAAGGTTATAGATGCACTTGCGAAGTCGAATATAAGGAAGATGAGGAGGGAGAAGAATAGACCGTGTAAGGTCGCCAACCACAAAGTTCACGACCATATGGTAATGCTTTGCACTTACCCCGCATTAACGGGGGCAACGGGGGGAATACCGCATCACTCTTCTTCTTGACCTCCTTCATCTGCTTTTACAGGTGGCGGGGTCATTGTTGGGATATTACCGTTCATAGAACCATCCCATCGGCCATCCTTGTATGCATTAACCAAATTTCTACCTGCTTGATTGGAGAAATAAGTAGCCATAGCGTCAATATCTGCATATGCACCACCAGTTCTACCATGAGGTAAAATTACTGTCAAAATTAAATCCTGTTCGCCAATATCCGCAAAGACATTCTTCACCATTTGAGTCACAGAATCCACATTCAATTGAATATCTGTTGGTAGTGAAGATTGCTGACCTTTGCGAGCCGCAGGAAAATCCTCAAATCCAGCACCAAACGAGCGAATTGCTGTCCAATACTGACTACGGCCATCGTCATCAGTTGCGTTATTACCAAGAGTAATTGAGAGTTGAATTGCTTCACCACTCGCTCCTCTATCTTCTTTCTCTAACCATGCCAAAACTTTGTTTGTGTTTGTTATCCAATTATCTTCTTTCATATTATCAACTCCTTTAGAATTGTAATGCTTCATTCCCCCCGAAGCAACCTATACCTCTCAAGGAGTATTAGGGTTGTAATTCACTTCGTCTGCAAAGCAGTTACAACCATATGGTATGCTTTGCATTACCCTGCCTTCATACGAAGGACTTACGGTTGCCATTGGGAAACTTAATTCCCTAAAGCAAAGGGCGAGCCAATTAATCTCTATCATATTCTCTATCTCTATACTCTTCATACGCCCTATCTTCTGCATCTGCTTTTACTTGTTCCCAATCTACCCATTCAAACTTTGCACTTGCTATCTCTTCCGCTAACTCATAAACTATGTCGTCTTTCTCACTTAGAAGTTCTTCTAACAAATCCATAAGGTCATCATAAGTAGTGTGGTTTTTAATCAAATCAAATGCTGAATTATATCCACAATGGTTTAGTATTTCTTCTAACCCCATTACTCTTCCTCCTCTAAACTGCTTAACCACTCATCAACTACTTCGGACACATACTTCGGCATTTCAGTCAATACGAGTTCATAGCCAAGTGTTGTCACTACTTCTATTCTCCAACCAATATATTTCATTCTTTCACCCCATTACAAACGGTGCAACTTCTCAAAACAAACACATGGTTTGCTCTTTCGCATTCTTCTGTCACTATTCTAATCAATTCTTCTTCTTTCATATTTATTCTTCCTCCAATCCTTCTTCTTTCGCCATATATTCAGAAAACTCCTCTTCTATTTCATTTGCAAGCCAATTGCTAATATCCCAAGCAACTAACTCAATTTCACCATCTTCGTTTTCTTTTTCAATAAATATATTCCAACCTACAATCTTCATCATTCTTCTTCACCCCAAAGAGTCATTCCACTTCCACAATAGATACAAACTTCTTTCATATCATCAAATGTCTTTTGTTTGCATCTAATACATTCTTTCATTCTTTCTCCTCCGCTTTATTTCTTGCATCACGAACTTGTTTGATAATATCGGGTGTGCATTCGCTACGGCTTTCGGTCTTAGCATCAAAGTGGCAATCAATTTCGGGATATTCTGCAACTTCTGTATAGTTGGTTAAAGCATCTTCAAAAATAGATTGAATTTTACCCATATCATTTAGTGGTGTTTCTACAACCATTTCTTCAATAACTTCTTTTCTTTGAACTTTATCGCTTACCCAAGTAATTTCAAAATCAATCCCTATACCCGAATAGTCGTTAAAATAAGTCGCTTTCATAATAACTTCGTTATCGTATTCATAATTATTTGAATAATACTGTCTAATAATAGCATCTGTTTCTTTCAAACTTAGTCTATTTCCATCGGGTTGAACCCATTCGGTTTTAGTGACTGAATCTACATAGGAATCCTTAGTCACTTTATAGACATGTTTTACTTGATTAAACACTTCATCTCTCATACTCGAATATTTGTGTTCATAAACAATCTTGTTTCGGCTATTTACAATTGTGTGAAGGGTTGTATCTGTTGTGCTTGTTATTTCACCATAAGTCATAACATCACTATATCCCCAATCCACTACATTCAAGCCACTGTCTTGTAAATCTTTACACAACTTAGCCATCTCTAAATCGGTCAATTTGTCGTCTGCATATTTTATCTTCATTGTTCTTACATATGTTATTGGCATCTTTCTCACCAAATACATGAGTTATGGGGAGTATATAAGGTAGTAGTGCAAAGCATACTACCATATGGTTGGCTTTGCCTATACCCCAATGAATTCCAAATGGGAATTCAAGGGGCAACAAGGGGTGATGCGTCACAATCATTCTTCTTCTTCAGCCTCCATTTCGGCTCTTGTTGGGGTTGGTGTGATTTGAGGCACACCCGTTTTGCTGACGGATTCGCCATCCCAACGGTCTTCTTTGATTGAGGTCATCATGTAGTTATGAGCCTTCTTTGTTATGTCTTCACAGAATGCATTCCAATCTGCAAATACTCCGCCTGTCCTTCCATGAGGCACAATGACGGAAAGTAGTAGTTCGTGGCTTTCAGTAGGGATTCCCGCAAAAGCACTCATAACGGTTTGCTCCACAGTAGCAAGGACTAATTGTTGTGCCTCGCTTAAGGATGATTGTTGTCCTTTGCGGGCTGATGGAAAACCTTCGAGCCCGTTTCCGAAAGAACGAATTGCTGTCCAATATTGGCTTCTGCCATCATCGTCACTTGCGTTATCTCCCAATGTCAATGAAAGCATAATTGCTTGAATTGATGGGTCTTCTTCATTTTGGGTTTCTGCCCAAAGTCTTACTTTGTTTGCGTTTATATTCCAATTTTCTAATTTCATTTTTTTTCAACTCCTTTTTGTTGGTTGTTCTGCTTCACCCCTTGAAGCAATTACAAGAGTTATGCTAAGTATTTAGTAAGGTATGAGCAAAGCCATACCATATGGTTGGCTTTGGCAACCTTAGTTTAGTATGAATATTTAAGGAGTTTTATGGAGGTAAGTTATGACCAACCAAGAAGAAAAACAAGAAGAAATTTGGGAAGATGCACAAACATTACAAGAGGAAATATACAAGTTAGAAAATTCTCTTGATAAAATCAAGAATGAAAGTGTAAGAAAAGAGGTAGAAAAGACCCTCAAAAAACTGAACAACAAAGTAATAGAAATGACTAACCAAGCAAGATGCACTTGCGACTGGGAATATGGTGAAAAAGACCCTGACTGTATGGCTTGCTTGAACCAATGGCGTAATGAACGATATGGCTATGATGTTCACGATGTTGAGTGTTGTTGTAATGATTGCACATATGGAGCATATGGCTACCCAAGAGCAGATTATTGAAGCCTAAATAAAAACTGATTAGATTCAGTTCCCTACGGGGTTTTAGAGTCAAAGCCTCCCAACCATATGGTAAGAAACACATCAAAAGAGCGAGTTAAAGTTAGCCAATACATAAAACCACCCTAAAAATTAGAACAATTTATTTTCACCCTTTCATAACATTAAAAGCACAATCTATCTTAATTGTTCATATATAAATTATCATAGGTATGTTATATTTTATATTTGTATATAATATAATATTAATTTCTGCATTTGTCTCATGAAAAAAAAGAAATGAGACGAGACAAATTAGGAGAGGATAGGGGTAGTTATGCAACATAAGTATATATGATTTAATCATATATCTCATTATTCTCATATCTCATATCTCATTCATTCATTCATTATTATTATTATGCATAACTCTCTCTATGAGAGAGCCTTATAGGAGTATGAGAATGAGAGAGAGTTATAGAAAAGAGAAATGAGACGAGACGAATTATTTTGCGAGTTCTCGACTTCTCAGGGTGAGTTATGTTGCATAAGGCATTTGTCTCATTTCTGATGAGACGAATCGCCATGAGACGAATCAAAAAACGGGCAAAAACGGGTTTGAATAAGGCTTAACTCCAATTAAATTTTATAGCAGTTTAACGAATTAGGGTTATTTAAATAGGTTAGAAAATGTAGTATTTTGCCAAGAATGGCAGGAGAAATAAACATGGATGATGTAAATTGGAATAGCCTCGTAATAGAGGTTGAAGAATACCTTGAAGCAGACGAAACATTGGAAGAGGGGCTAAAGCAGGTGCTAAGGCTCAATCTACAAATTGGAACAAATAACACAAGTGAGCGTGAAGCGGCTCGAAATGCACTAAAGGCATTATTGAGAGGTCGTGACGGAACTCCTTTCCGTAAGGGTAAGAAGTCAGCAGTTCCTACCGCAGTTCGCCTATCAATTGACCGAATTTGTGGAGTTGTAGAAGAAGCATCAGTGCTTTACTTTAACCACGATAGCATTATTGGAGCAATTACCACCGCAAGAGGTGGAGCAACTTATGATGATGCAGAAGCCTATGCCTCAAGTGTAGTTAAGAGAACAAGAAGCCAATTGGCTAAAATGTTCAAAGATGGCTCTTGGGATGGAACAGTAGAATCTCTACTTCCATCAGAAGAGTGAATTGACTCATGGGGTTTATCCGCTAATAAGAGGTTACTCTCGAATTGGATTAAAATACCTCTTTCCCCACCGAGATTCAATGGGAGTTTGTTGGAAGATAAAAAAATCGAAACCCTAAGATGTTCTTGTGTTTTGCATTCGACAAGAACACACCTCCAAGAGATTTTCTCCCACCCATTTAGGTGATTAAATGAGATTAATTGAAGAAGTTTATATTAAGGCCGAAAAAGATACTATTTGTCAAACCTGCGGAATTGATATTCCTGAAGGGGCAAATCATTTACTGGAAACTTATGTTCATCAAGGGGCTCTATTAACAAGCCACTATTGTTTGAACAAGAAGTGTAATCCGCCCAACAATGTGAGGCTAAGGTTGTATAAATACGGAAGCCTCTTGTTGATTGGAAGCGTGGTGATTTACCTTTTATGGAGTGAATCATTTCCAATAGGCTAAACAAATCCTAAAGGTTAGGGGGGGTGACACCCTTAAATACTCCCCGACCCCCTCGCCCTTGAGAACAAATGCGAATCCAACGCATTCTCAAACAACTTGAATTGAAAATCAATTCAAACTTATGGGAGAAGTTGAGGCAGGGGCAACAAAGAAGCATGACACCGTATTCAACTCCTACGGTAGTCGCCTCCTTCTCCCTCCTATTCACAATAAAAATATGGAGTAATAAAAATGAAAGCAACACAAGAACAAATAGCAATATACGAAGAAATAGAAAATACGCAAAACCATGTAGTGATTAATGCAGGTGCGGGAACAGGAAAGACAACAACAATTGTTGAATCAGCAAACAGAATTAACTGTAATGCTGCGTTTCTTGCATTTAACAAATCAATCGCTACGGAACTTGGAAACAAATTACCTTCTAATGTAGAAGCAAAGACTTTCCATGCTTTTGGTTTTGCCGCACTTAGAAATGCTGGTATTAAAACGAAAGTAAATAACAGAAAGAGCCACCAAGTAATTCAAGAACTTCTTGGTAAAGATTACTATACGGCTCCTTTATCTAAACTCATTAGTTTGGTAAAAGGTAGTTTAGTAGATGGTAAAGATGTTAAATCAATTAGAAGATTAATTGATGAATATAATATTTCATTTGAGTCGCATAGAGAAGAAGAACAGGCAATTTTAGCAATACCTTCTGTTCTAACTTTGATGAAAACACAAACCCATCATATTGATTTTGATGATATGGTTTGGCTACCTATTGTAAATAACTACTCACTTCCAACCTATGACATGGTTTTCGTAGATGAGGCTCAAGACTTCAATGAAGTCCAAAGAGAACTTATTCTAAGAGTTGTTAATGGTGGAAGATGTATTATTGTTGGTGATAAGAACCAAGCAATTTACGGATTTAGAGGAGCAGATAGCAATTCAATTGCTATGTTTGTTAAGCGATTAGAACAAAGCGATAGGCAAATCACACAACTTCCTTTGAGTATTTCTTGGAGATGTCCTAAAGAAGTTGTAAAAGAAGCAAACAGATATGTTGCTCAGTTTAGTTGTCCTGAAACGGCAATTCAAGGGGCAGTATTTGAAAATGCTCAATTCAACCCACAGGCAGAAGATATGGTGCTTTGTAGATATAATGCACCGTTAGTATCTGCTTTCTATGATTTAATCAGTGAGGGCAAATCAGCCTACATTCTTGGTAGGGATATGACAAAGGGGCTAATTAAAGCCGTTCAAAAGATTACTAAGAATAACCACATGGGCGTAGAAGAATTCAGACAATTGTTCCTTCAAGACTTTGAATTCACTTATGCTAAACTGGTAAAAGATGACAAGTTAAATCAAGCCTACGCTCTTGAAGATAAGAAAGATTGTATTCTAATCTTCACTCATAAAGCCACAACTGTTGGTGGAATTATTGAAGAAATCAAGCGTGTGTTTGATGGTAATGATAACGGAGAAATTATGCTTTCTACCGTTCACAAGGCTAAGGGTCTTGAAGCAAACAATGTATATATTCTCGCAACTGAAAGGATGCCTCATCCAAAAGGAACTCTTGAGGAAAACAACATCTGCTATGTTGCGATAACAAGGGCTAAAAAGAATTTATTCTATTGTGGCCCAAAACCAAGTAAAATAGGAGGAATATAAAATGACTATGAAAAGAGATGAAATAAAACAAGTAAGTGTATGGGAACTACAATTGAATGAGTTTCTCGCCATTCCCGAATGGCAAGAGGCTTTTGAAAGAGTGTTCCCGAATGAAGAAGGCGTTAATGAGGAACAATTTTTAGAAGACCTTGTTGATGAGATTGGTGAATATGAAGTCTTTGAAACTATTCTCAATGAAGATGACAGAATTTGGTCACTTGATTGGGCTGATGAAGACGATATTGACAGTCCTATGAGAATTATTCAATGGGAAATTAGAAGCGAAGAGGAATAAAATATGGGATATAGAAGTGAAGTGTTAATAGTAACTGATTTAATCAATCAAGAGTTAGTCGAGATTTTAGAAAACGAAAACGACTATTCGGAAAAGTTGCAATTCCAAATAACTGATGTTAGGACAAATAAAGAAATTGATTGTCTTATGATAAAGTGGGATTATGCCAAGTGGTATGATGGCTACGAAGATGTTGATAGAATAATGAATGCTATTAACAAAATAGAAGATGAAGATTCTTTTGGATTTATTAGAATCGGTGAAGAATTTGTTGATGTTGAAGTTATAGGCAACCCTTATGACTTTAATTATGTAATAACAAGAAAAATAGAGTGTGTGGTGTAATAATATGTGTAATCATGAAAATTATGAAATGGTCGGTGACGATTATTATACAAATGCAAATCAAGATTTGGTAGAAGTGACTAAATTCTTATGTTTAGATTGTGGATTAGAAGGCTACAAAGAAGTAGTCTATCCTGTAAATGTGACATGGAAAGACCCTTACCAAACAAAACTTTTGGTGAGGAAAGGTGAAAGTGAAGGAAACGAAAACTAACCCTCACATTTGGAAGACAGATTATCTTAACTTAGATGTAAAGATAGCAGAAAAAAGAAAAGAATATTGTAGATTACAGACCAAACTTGGTCGTAAAGATTCTTACGATATTTTCTTAGAAGCAAAGAGGAGATACAAATGAAATATGAGAAATTAAAATGTAAAAACGGCCATGCTAAACTAGCGGCAACCATAATTAACAAAGAAGAAAATTGGGTAGAGATTTACTGCCCTACTTGTTGCTATACCATTTGGTATAATGGAGCATGATAGTATGAATATATTCGCACTATCAAAAAGCCCGCTGAAATCAGCACAACAAATGATAAACAAGCATGTAGTAAAAATGCCGACAGAAACTTGTCAAATGCTACATACTAATGCTCTATACTTTGAGTATGTAGATGCTTACAATAATGAACCTACGCTGAAAGAACTAAAACAGTTTCACAAAGAAACAAATTCTATCTTAATGAAACCTGCCATGTTGAATCATCCTTCAACTATTTGGGCAAGGCGAACTAAAGATAATGGAACTTGGTTATACCATCATGGATTATCTCTATGTTGGGAATATACTCACAGATATGGTAAAGAACATGGTTCGTATAGAAGAATTAGAGCAGTAGATGAAGTATATCTTTCGGGTGACTGGAAACAAGCAACGCCCGTAACTATTGCTATGGATGACTCTTATCGCATCGAAAATACTTTTTCAGATGCATGGGAATTTGTAATTCAGTCTTATCGTCATTATTACCTTGAAGGTAAGTGGCGTTTTGCTGAATGGTATAAGAATCGCAGACCCAATTGGTTTCCAAACAATTGGTATGCAGTAAAGTATAACGAAGGGGTTAGGAGATATAATGCGTCTTTTCCTAAATACCCTATGACGCTATTGGAGGAATAAAAATGAGAATAAAAATACAACACAGATGTTTAGCCTGTAATAAAATAACAAGCAAAAAACGACCATATTGTTATGGTTGTTTAACGGAATTAGGTGAAGAAGAATGACTTGCGAATGTGACGGAAGCGGTTGGTATTTACAAGCAAATTATCACCATGAAGTTATGGAGTGGGTTCAATGCTACTCCTGTTTAGCAGAAGAAAAAGAAAAGCAAGACTTGAGTTTAGCCTGTTCTAAGTTATTAAAACAAGCAAGCCATGAAAAACTATGTTTTATTTTAGGTGATTTCTTAGTATCTCACTTTGAGAAAAGTGATGACTTAAATAGGCTAAATGAAATGGTAGATTCAAAGGACTTCGTGAATCTTATGACCTACTTAGAAGTCCACTTACAATGAGGAATAAAAATGAATGTAGAATTTAGATTAGTAAATACGCCCGAATTACCGCCAATTGTCATCAGTCAAAATGAGGCTGATGAGCCTAAAGTTGTGATAAACACTTATCATAGGCTTTGGATTAGTTTGAATAGGCGAACTATTGCTGGCATTATTGAAGCCTTGCAGGAAAAAATGGATATGGTTTTGACAGGTTATCTCCAAGAACAATATGCCTTTGAACAAGAAGATAAAATGTTTAATGAGGAATAAAAATGTTAGTTAAGTGTGAAAAATGTGGTGTAGAATTTCGACCCCGTTCTTTACTTTGGGCAAAGAATCAAAGAAGAATTAAATGCGATACTTGTTATAATAAAAATAAAACTCCTAAAATGTTAAAATCTTTGAATGTAGATACACAGAACATTATTATGTCTTTAGAAGATAGAATTGATAGAGTTGAAGAAAAAGCAAATATGATTGATGTTATTGTGAATACAATTATTCAAGATAAAATGACTGAAATGGAAAGTAAGTTAAAGAAAATAACAGAAGAAATTATTGAAAATGCTCATATTACTATTAATGAACATTTAGATAAAGAATTTGAAAAGAGGTTTGAAAAACTACAAAAACAAATTATTACACTTAATAATAAAATAATAAAAATAGAGGAATCAAAATGAGAGAATTAGGAACAGGTCATTGGGATAGAAAACTGATGGAACGGATGGTTGAATTATCTGTTGCTGATAACTATGAAGAGGCTAAAGAAGAATGGATTGCTACGGGCGAAGTATGGTGGAGAGGAAATGGTGATATTCCCGAATGGGTTTCATCAAATAATCATCCCGAATATTGTCTATGCGGTCACGGTATTGTCTATCATTTTCATATTCTAAATACTGAAAATGGTCATGAGGATATTGTTGGTAGTGACCATATCAATTCATACTTGATTATGAGGCAAATTGCACAGGAAAAGAAAGTTGATATTGGAACAGTCACAGAAGAAGAAGTAGAACGCTGGCTAAAAGTTAGAGTTGGTTCTATGAAAGCAGAAGCATGGTGGAAAGTTAATGGTGATTCTTTTCAGCAAATGTTTGACAAAGTGAAAGAATTAGATTGTTGGTTAAATGCTTATGAAAGGGATTGGGTGTATAAACATGATACTCAATGGAATGAACCCATTAGAGTTCTAAGGAAAAAAGGAAAAGGAACTCCATTTACTGATAATTACCGAATGGCTTCAATTGTTTGGAGATGGAATCATCCCGATAATCCAAAGAATCAATTTACTGTTCATGGCTACCCTAATGACAAATTGATGCAAGATTTGTCTTTATTATTTGTTCAATCCGACCCTCTTCTTGAGAAATTTCACGCTTACAAAGAGAAAAGAAAGGCAAGAGTAGAAGAAGTAGCCCGTATGCGAGCAGAAAGAGAAGAACGACAACGCTTGGCTCGTATTGAAAGAGAAGCAAGAATGGAAAGAGAAAGGCTCGAAAGAGAAGCAATCCAAGCAGAAAAACTTCGCATCTATAATCTTCCCGAAAATGTAGAAAAGAGAAGATTAGAGGCCGAAAGAAGAGAAGCAGAACGCTTAGAAAGAGAAGAACATATAAGAATTGCAAACGAAAAAGCGGAGGCTGAACGAATTAGAGTAATGAATTTAACTTTTGATTCTGAACCAAACGAGTTTCTTATCAATAATCTACAATTAGCAGGACTACCTATGCTTTCAAGAAGAGTATGTGAAGATATGAATGATTTAAGAGTCATTAGTTCTATCATGGCGGCTTTATCTAATGCAAATAAAGACCCTTCGGACTATTTTAGAAACTTAAGAGCAATTATGTTTGCATATCCAACAGTTGAACAAGTAGAGTTGATTAAAGAGTTGGGTTTAGAAGTGCCAAAAAATAGATTAGAAGCAGAACAACTATTACAGGAGAGAGAATTATGAATGAAACAGAAATAGATTTTACTAAAATTAAAAACAATATTAAGCAATTCAATAAAGGGTTGTTGAAGGTTGGTGGTAAATTGGTTAAATTTACTGCTATTACTTCAATAGGATTAGCCACAGGACTGATAGGAATAGGTCTTTTGGAAAAAATAAATGAACAGGATTACCCTCTCGAATAGGGTGATTTAAATATAGCAAGGAATGTAGGAGAATACAACAGGAAGTGAAAATATGATTAAACTAAGAATTTTGAATGAAACAGGACACACAGAACTGATGCTTTCGGGCTCAGAAATTATTGAGCAAATTGACCGCCACCCGACCCATTGGTGTTTTATTGATGGAGAAATGGTAGCAAGGGAAGATATTACAGAAATCAATTGGGATGATGTCACATCAGTAGATTTGACTCCCGCTATTGTAGGAGGAGACTACTAATCTTAGATTAGTGTCTCCTTTTTCCTTGCAAACTTTCGGGGGAGTCGTTGTTTCCTATCCAACGGCTTCCCCTTTTTTGGGTGATGTCACTCGATAAAATGGTTTTTATTGAAGAACCCACCCTTCAACTTTTTATGAGTCAATTTGATTGGAAAGTTGTAAAACCCAAATTACACAATAATTTAGTTATATTCAAAGCAGACTTTTATGATGATGGTCATGTCTTTGCCATAGATGGTAAAGGTAAATGGGCGTTTTGTAGCGGTAATAGTCTTATCAAATATAAGAATGAAACCTTTAATTCAGTAGAAAAAATACTTGAGAGGTATGGAAATGATTGTATCAATGATTATGCTAATTGGGAATTTCTTGAAGAAAAAGAATGGGTAGTTACAAAACATACCTGCCAGTTCTTAGGTTCTTTTAGTTCCTTAGATACAGTTCGTAAAAGTAGCAAATACAGGTGATATTTTGTTAGGCAAAATATCATATTCTGAATTTCTTGAGGCTCTTGTTCTCTTTATGAAGGAATTTGATAATGTATCTATAAACGACTTGGGGCAATCGTATCGTATTGCCTCTCTCTACGAAGATAGAGAAAAAAAATTTATTTTAAAAACTAAATTATACGATATATTTTGGAAAATACCAAAAGCAATAGAAGATGGTTTTAATGTTTATTTAGAAAACAAAATAGACTATTATTACCATTTATCTAAATACCATATGAACAATTGCGAAGGTTATTGTGACATTTGCAAATTAAGAATTAAAAACTATGACTATTTATTTCACGGAGGAATAGAATGAAAGAAAAAGACCCCAAACATACTATAAATAACAGGCGTAATAGCCAAGTAGCGACCCAATGTAGAATATGCGGTGGAAAATTATACACACCACAGGATATGAAAATAGAAATGCACGAATCTTGCAATAAAGATAATAAAAATATATATTTGATGTGATTAAATGAATTTAAGAATAAGAAAACCAGATGATAGCCATACTTTTTGGGAAACAGAAGTAGCCCTTAACGGACATATTTCTAATCGAACTGTTAGTATTAGCGGAATTTTGAACGCTAAAGACCCTATTCATGAGGGGCTAAAACAACTACTTCAACGGTCTATTTCTGACCGTAGAGGGCAGAAGTTGTTCTATGGCCTTAGACAAGGAGATAACACTCTTATGATTGGCGAGACTCCTTTTTTAATACATAAAAGTTCTCGCTATTATATTAACGGCCAACTAATGAAATTAGAAGAAATGTGCCATGCTCTCGCAAGAGTTTTGTTTAAGAGTTGTTTTGAAAAAGACCCTGCTAAATTATTACCTTACTTGTATTCTACGATGCAACTACCCGAATCAGTGAAGTATGTTATTGAGAATAGAGTTCCATATTTCTTTTATGATGCATTTGATAGACATGATGTTAGACTAAATGTTCAGCAAATTTCTGATGAAGAATGTGCTATTGAAATAGGAGATGGAGTTTGGGGAAATATCACAGTGAGAGATTTAGAGTCATTTTGCAGGTTCTATGTTTCTCAAAAGAAAAGCAAATGGGAGTATATTTCTCCACAGAATCTTTATGAAAGACTTATTGGTAGAAAACCAAGCGTTTCAGATACGAAGGTTTTAGTCGCCTTTCTAAAACAGAATAGAAAAGAGGCTATTGTTGAAGAAAGAGCAGAACAACTGGTAAAAGAAATGTTAGAACAATATTCTGACAGGCTAAGAGCAGAATTTAAAGACGGCAAACTAAGTGATTTGTTTATCAAAGGAAACAGATTTGATTGGAAATTATCTCATAGAGGGGGAGGTGGTGGAACACAGAATGTTTCTACTTTCATTCATCAACCTTTAAGACAAAAGGTTCTCGATGACGAGGGTAAGGCCTTGAAAGATGAAGAAGGTAACTATATTACAACATTGTCCGAATATGATTGGAGAGGCCCAATTTGCATTGATAATATGGGCAATACTCCCGTTGGCGACCAATTCGCAAGTAGAGCATTGGCTCTATTAAATGATAATTTTACAATAAAGGCAGTTAGCACAATAAATAGTTATATTACTACTAATGAAAATGAAAATAGAGTTGATTGGAATGAAGTGCGATGAGTGTAATAGTTTAGATAATTACTTTGATGAGCGACTTGGTGAAAGAGTTTGTTCTTCTTGTGGATTAGTTTTAGTCAATCATTTATTTGAAGAAACAACACATATCCTAAATTCAGTAGGAGAAGTAGTTCATAATGCTGATAATGATAAACTTGGTTCCGTAATAACAGGAAAGGGCTCTTTCAAATACAATAGGTTTCAAAATCCAGTAGTTCCAAAACACATTACTAATGGATTGATGTATTGTAATATGGTATTAAGTAATATTACAACCTCTCAAGATACTAAAGATAGGGTAGAAAAAGTCTATACTGAATTGTGTTCTTCTTTAAGTAGTTTTACTCGATATACTTATGAAAATAGAGCAACTGCGGTAGTTTTCTATGTGCTAAGAGAAGCAGGAACTCCTGCTACAATGAAAGAAGTTTGTTCTGAATTCGAGGTAGAGATTAAGTTAGTTAGGAGAATATTAAGAAAAATAAATAGTTTTTACAAAAACAAATCTAATACACATATAGTAAGTCCTGTCTTTTATATGAATAAAACTGTAAATTCAATTGCTAATGATTTATCTTTTCAGAATCAGTGCAGAATGGTTCTTGAAAAGTTTGAGTCTATTATAGCAAATAGCGACTTTAATAAAAGCAAATCTTATTATGCAAGTATTTGTTGGATAACTTCTAATATATATGTTAGAGAATATACAAGAACATTGATTGCAGAAAAGACAGGATATAATGAAAAGTGTATCTATTTGCAAACAAAATCACTGTTAAGTCTATTTGGGCTAAAAGATGTAAATGATGTAAAAGGTATAGATATAAATAAATTAGGTGTTTAAATGAAAGATGAAAAAAAAGTATTAATGTGGTTGAATAAATATATTGATGATATTACTGATGTAGAAATAGATGGTGATAAACTGAGTCTATATGTTCATGGTAATTTAATTGGAATAATTACTCACCAAAAAATAAGGAGGAAATAAAAATGTTGAATAATAAAAATGGAAAATTGTATGTAGGAGATAAAGAAGTCATAAAAGGGTATGAATCGTTTAGCGGTTGGTATTGGTTTGTGACCGAAATAGAAGAAGAAGATTATGGAGGACACCCGTTGTATTTTGGATATGTTCAAGGATTTGAAGATGAATGGGGAACTTTTTGGTTGGGCGAATTACAACCACTAATTGATAAAGGTAAAGTTTGGGAAATTAATGAAGAAGATTTGTCACATGCAGGAAGGAGAGATTAAAATGAGAAAAGTATTAGTTATTGGAGCAGGGGGAATTGGAAGTTTTCTAATTCCTCTTTTAGATAAAGTAGGATTGTATGATATTACAGTTGCAGACCCCGATAAAGTAGAAACTAAGAATCTATCATATCAAAACTTTAGAGAGGGTGATGTTAATTTATACAAAGTAGGTAGTATGAAGGCTCGATTTAATAGTGTTAAATTGATTAGTAAATATCCTATCCTAACTGAAAAACAAATGCAAGGATATGACTTGGTTATTTGTTGTGTAGATAATATTGGTCTTAGAAGAACCTTATACAACACAAGTGTTAAATGGCTTGATTTGAGGGCTCAAGGTAGAAACGCAGCACTTGTGAGTCATAACGCAGACCCTAAGATGTATGATACGCTATTAGCAGGAGAAGAAGGTTCATTCAGTTGTCAAGGAGATTCTTGGGATGGTTCAAATAAAGGAGTTCATTTTATGCAAGTAGCAATTGCTGGATTAGGGGCTCAATGGATTCAAAGATGGTTTAACGGTGAAGAAGTTAAAGAATATACAGTTATCAATATGTGATTATTATGAAATATACAGAAGAAGATATTGGAATGGTTTTAGATATTGATACAGATAACGGTTCATCTTATGATGAAAGAATAGTATTGGTGTATTGCCAAGTATGTAGTTCAAGATTTATTGGCCCAATTAAAGAGGCAGGAGGATTTCTTGCAAGACATGAATTCTTTCATACTTGGGAATTTAAAATGGAAATGCAAACAGAATTGGAGGCTTAATTATGAGTAAAAAATGGAATAAAGAAAAAGAATTAGATTTGTTAGTTAATTTTTATGAGTTGTCTATTGATGAAGCAAGGGAAAGATACGATGCTTCATACAAGACAATTGCAGGAAGATTAGAACAATTATTTGATGCAACAGAACCCGAACAGATAGCACTACTTATGGAGGCTTCTGAGGAGGTAAAAAGGCGTAAGGGTGTATCGCTTAATAGCACCCCAAAAAGTCGCAAGGAGCAACGCTTATTGCGTAAAATAAACAAATTACAGAACAAGTTAGAAGAATTAAGGAGAGATAATAATGAGTAGAAGTGGAGATTGGTTTATTAGAACCTATGGAGATGATATATTTGATGATTCGGAATATGAGATTTGGAGAGCAGAAAAAGAAATAGATTTGTTAGAAAAGAGACAAGAAGCGGAAGAGTATATTCTACGCTCTTTTGTGAAAATTTCAGAAGAAACTGCTAATAGTTGTGGAGGAAATTTTGAAGACATTGAAGATATTGCTCAACACGATTTAGAATTCCATGAAGCCATTTGGTATGCTTCTACACAAATACTGCCCGAACTCGAAGTTCAAGTTGTTATTGACGGCAAAAATAATTGTTTTGTCACAACAGGTTCAGCAGGTTATGTAGAATTTGGAATGAGGCCACCAATCGGAATGACACTACCGATTAGATGTTGGATTCATACTCATCCTTTTGGTAGTGCTTATTTTAGTGGAACAGATATTAGAACTGTTTCTATTTGGGAACCTAATATGGAATGTGCTTATGTTCTTGGTGGAATAGGTCATTCGGGTTTTTGGTCTAATAGAAACCCTAAACAATTAGAAATTTTCAGAAACAATGAATATGAAAGAACTCAAACATGGGGGATAACAGATGATAGCGAAGAATAATTATGTAATTGTAGAACAAGAAACACAGGGTAGTGGTTTAATTACCATGAAAGAAAATAATGTTGGAAGAGTAGTATCTTGTGCTATTGAGCCTGAACTTGAAGGCAAAGTAGTAATCTTTTCTACGGCTAAAGCCATTCAAGAATATGACGGGTTCAAATTTGTGCCTCACGAATTCATTATGGCCGTTATGGAGGAACAGTAATGTGTGGAGCAATACCAGTTCCTTGTGAATATTGTGGTAAGTATTGGAGAATAAAGAAATTATGCGAGTGTGATAAAAATGAATGATATAGAAAGATATGAAGAATTACTTAGTGAAATGATTAATCTCACCGAAAATGGAGATTATTTTAGAGAAGAAATTAATGATAGGCTCTTAATTGGGGAATTGGAGTTTTTACTTAATGTTATTAAAATGATGTTAAGCAGTATTCCCGAAAAGAAAAGAGCATATGATTTATGGAAAGGCTATCAAACAAGGTTGGTGGAAGAATGAAAGGTTTTTCTACTTTTAAAGGCAAAAGACAATGCAATAATTGTGGAATTATCAAATATCAAGTTGGTAGAAATCACGAATACAAGGTTGATGGCGTTAGAACTTATTGTGGATATATGAGGTTGGTGAAAGAATGATTATACAAGGAAAAGAAGTTAAAGAAAAATTACTAAAAGGAATTAATTTAGTGGCTGATACGGTTAAGCCGACATTAGGCCCACAAGCAAAGACAGTCATATTGCAGAATAACCCGCCTATTATTGTTAATGATGGTGTGACTATTACAAAACATATTTCCCATGAAGACCCTTATGTTCAAATGGGAATTCAAATGGTTCAAAACTTAGCAAGTAAAGCCCAAGATAGTTCGGGAGATGGAACAACAACTGCTTGTGTTTTAGCCCAAGCACTTTGTAATGCTATGTTTGAAAGAATCAATAATGTTATGACTACTCATGAAGTATATCATACTCTTGAGCAGTTTAAATCAGACATGATAGAGAAATTAGATGAACTTTCTAATGAAGTGGGGGATGAAGATATAATTAATGTGGCTACAATAGCAGCAAATAATGATTATTCTCTTGGTAATCTAATTAATGAGGCTATTAATAAAGTAGGTAGAGAAGGAATTATTACAGTAGAAGAGTCTAACTCTCATCTAACCTCTTTGGTTTTAAGAGAAGGAATGCAACTAACAGAAGGCTACATTAGTCATTTAATGGTAAATACAGAAGATGGTAAAACTGTATATCAAAAACCATTGATATTTATGTCTAATTTATCTTTTAGGAACTTTAAGGATTTAATGCCCATGTTAGAATTTGCCGCCACCAACAATAGACCCCTATTGATTTTCTGTAAAGGAATGGATGGTTCAGCACTGAATAACTTGTTGATGAATGTAATGAATAAGACTGTTGAATGTGTTGTGTGTCTCGCTCCTAATTTTGGCGACCAACAATTAGATGAGTTAGGAGACATACAGGCTAAGGTTGGCGGAACTATTTTTACAACAGAAAGTAAAGATGACCCAACTTCTTTTGTGGAAACAGACTTTGGAACTTGTGAAAGCGTTATTGTCTCAAAAGAAAGAACCATTATTGTTGGAGCAGAAGGCGACACTACTGATAGAATCAATTCGCTAAAAGGAATGCTTGAACATATGGAAGGTTTTGAATCAGCAAGGGTTAAATCAAGAATTGCGAGACTAAAGGGGGGAGTTGCAACAATTAAAGTTGGAGCCTCTTCTTCTATGGAAATGTTAGAGAAGAAAGAAAGACTCGATGATGCTCTAAATGCTACAAGAGCCGCCTTATCAGAAGGTATTGTAGCAGGAGGAGGATTGGCATTAATGGAATGTAGTAGGCAAATAAATGCTCCTAATTGGCTAACACAACCAATGCAAGCCCCATACAGAACATTATTTGAAAATAGTAATGCTCCTTACAAGAGTTATACTGAATATCCTATTGGCTCTAACGCTCTCACAGGAGATATTTCTAATTTAGAAGTAATGGGCGTATTTGACCCAGTTAAAGTTACTAAGAATAGTTTCTTAGCCGCCATGTCAATTGCCCAGTTGTTTTATTCAACAGATGTAGCAGTATTAGTGGAGGAATGAATATGTTTGACGATAAAACAATTGTAAGAATGACTATTGTTTATGAAGATGGTTCTATGACCATACTAAAAAAAGAAAAAGATGGTCGTCTTAGCGTAGAGAGGAGAGAGAAATGATATGTCCGATTTGTGAAGAAGTAGTAATGCTTCCTTATGAAGCAAGAAGATGGGGAAACTGCATTAAGTGTGCAAGAGAGGAGGAATAAGTATGGAATGTAGCATATGTCTTAGAAGTATGCTAAGAGAACATCTTATTGATGGAGACTTTTGTGTTGATTGTTATAAGGAGGAAGAATAGTGAAAAAAGCCGTAACAGTGACTTTACCTGCTCCTCATAAAGCACAGATTAAATGTCCTATTTGTGAAGGAAACAAATGTAATGTTTGTAAAATGACAGGTAATATTGCTATTGATGTAGCACCAAAAATACCTATTCAAAGAGCCCATATTATCAAGTATGTTGTTGATAACATACATGAAGTAGCAAATGAGATTACTAAAAAATATGGATTAACACCCGAAATACATACTATTGAAGTTACAGAAATAAATAACGGTCAATTTGAAGTTGTTCAAGTATCTTCTTTGGGTGGGGCTTGTTGGGTAGTAAATCGTTTAGATGAATTAGATACACCAAGATATTTTACTTCAAGACAGGAACTTGAGAAATTTAAACAGGGGTGGTTTAATTGACAGAATTAGAAATAGTTGGCAGAATTGTAAGAAACTCTACTGATGAAGTTATTGTTAAAACGGGAACTTATTGGAATATAGAAGTAGTAGATATTAGATGGTTTAAGAATAATAAACCAACAAAAGGAATTAGATTAAATAAAGAAGAAGCAAAATTATTGTTAGATATATTAAGGAGAGAATTAGATGACTAAAGTATTAAAGAAACACGCAGAAGCATTTCTAAGAGAGGCTTCTATTATTAATGGAAATAAAGGTAGAAGTATGAATTATGAAGCAGTTGGTTCTATGGCTCGTCATAGTGCGAGAATAGTAGAACTTTTTGCATTATATGTAGAACGGTCTTTACCCGAAAAACACGGTAGAGGAAGCCGAATACAAAAACACCATGTAGAATTAGCATATCTGCGATTCTACGAAGCCATTAGAGAATTTATGGATAATGAAGGAGAGGAAGAGGAATGAATAAATTATATTTAATTACAACAAACAACAACAAGTTCAATGAATGGGCTAAACAAAAGAAAAAGAAACTAAAAGGTGGGGCATTAGAACACTTTAACGGTGGTTATAATGAAGTTGCTAACGGCAATTATCTTGCAAGGGCTTCTTTTGTTTGTTATTGGGAAATATATTCTCAAGGTAGTTTAGCGAAACTTGCTCCCTCTATTACCCAAGCAACTATGATTCATATGCTTCATAGATTTATTGAAATGGATGCTACCGAAGAAGTAGAAATTGTAAGTATGATGATGCAGAATTTTTTGCGACTTCTAACTAAGTTAGATAAAAATGAAAACGGTGAGTCCAGTGAAGAAGAGTGAATGGATTTACTTGGCAAGAAATATGTGGGCTTTTGCCGACACCAATGAGGGCAAACTTAGTCCTCTAATTAAAGAATTAATTTATTGTATAAATCAAAATATGGAAGTGATTGTAGATGACTTGGGCGAGGATGAGTAGATTATTAGAATCAACAGATGGAATAGCCCCTACTCAACAAATAAATAGAATAGCAAGAGAATTAGAAAACTTTGATGCTCCTAATTTATTGAAGATTTTATCTCTTCAATATGAAGTTAATAACATTGGCTTAGTAAGAGCAAAAAAATGGATGGCTAAAATATTCAATGTATTTGATGATGAAATAGATGGTTATGTAAATGCACATAATGATTTAGGAGAAGCGATATATTATTTGGATTTTTCAAAAGAAGAAGAAAGCACATTTACATTACAAGGAGTAGTTAGATTATTAGAAATAGATTGTTCTAAAATTGATTCTAACCAATTTAAATTGATTGAAGAAGCAATACTACATATGTCTCCTAACGAGAGAAGATGGTTTATTCGCTATTGGTTGAGAACTCCTCGAAATGGGATTAATGAAGGTTTAGTTGCTAAAATTATGGCTAAACACTACGATAAGAAATTAGCAGAAGTCAAGAAACATTTGACTTTTAACAGCATTAGTATTGTAGCATCCCATTATGATATGAAAGAGAACCCACCAACTAATTTATTTCATGGAACATTTGTTGCTCCTATGTTAGCAAAAGAAGTTCCTATGAAAAAGTGGCCGACCAATAAAATTGTAGATTACAAATATGATGGCAATAGGTATCAGATTCACAAACAAGATGATAATGTTATTATCTTTAATAGAAAAGGAAAGGTAGTCACTTCTCAATTTCCCGATGTGGTTGAAGTTGTTAGAAACTATGAAATTAAAAGCGTTATTCTTGACGGAGAAATATATCCAATTGATAACTACGGTAATCCTATTGAACATAAACATATGGGAACAAGAGTTCATTCTAAAAATGTAGCAGAAGCCGTAGATAAAGTAAAAGTAAAGTGGGTTATTTTTGATTGTCTTAAACTAAACGATAGAACAATTATGGATTTACCTTATGTTGATAGATTGGGGTCTTTCAAAGATTTACCCGACCAAGCACATAGAATGACAGAAGGAGAAGATGTATTAGCATTTTACAATAGAGCAATCAATGATGGCTTTGAGGGAATTATTGTCAAAGACTCTTCTTTACCCTATGAAGCAGGTAAAAGAAGTATTGGGTGGGCTAAATATAAACCACCCCGAATTGAATTAGATGTTGTTATTACAGGAGCAAGATACGGTGAAGGAGCAAAGGCAAATGTGTTTGCTTCTTTTGATATTGCCGTATCAAGCCCTAATGGTTTCATTGGAGTCGGTTCAGTAGGAACAGGATTTAGTGATGGGGATTTAATTAAACTAACAAATACTCTAAGAAGAAATGTTGAAAATTATGATAACAAAACCTATCATGTTTCACCAGTGGTTGTTTTAGAAGTATCAGCAGACTTAGTAAGTAGAGACTCACAGGGAAACTTGGGATTAAGATTCCCAAGATGCAAAAGAATTCGTGATGATAAGTTTGTTGCAGACATTAACACCTTAGAAGATGTAGAGGCATTAGAATGATAGAACAAGGGCAACTTACAATGATAGGAAGTAATACTTACCGTTGCATAAAAGTAAAAGAAGGATATGCGTATTTGAAAAACATACTTCATGAGCAAGGTAGGGCAACTAAGGTAAAGGTAGAAGAATGCCCTTATATTGAAAATGATGTTCTAATAGTTCCCGAAAAGAAAGTAGAAAAGAAACCAAGAACAAGAAGCAAACTGAACCTCTCTAATCTTATGAAAGAGCATACTGATTTACAAATATCTCGTTCAGCAAAGAACTTTTTGATGGAATGGGTTGAAACTGCTATTGCAAATCAAATTGCTTCTGCCGAGAGAAACGCTATAAGACTTGGGCATGGTAGATTAACTGCGGCTCATTTCTATTGGCTTGAAACAAATCACGATGTCGAAGGCTATTGGAAAGAACATGAGGAATATATTAACGGGTGATTCTATGGATTATAACTTTGAATATAAGATAGATTCTTTAGATAACTACATAAATACTCATAGTAAGACCTATTTGCACAAAGTTATGATATACGGAAAACCAACAGAAGAAGAACTTCATCTTCTAATAAGAGGAATAGCATTCATGATGCTTAAAACTAAACAGTTAGATTTAATCGCAACAACAGAAAAAGGTGGAATGGCGTTAGGTGTAGATTTTATTGGAGAAAAGGAAGCAGTAGCCTTTAATGGCTATCAAGGAACTCTTTTACAAATAATCCTATTAGATTCTAATAAAGAATTAGATGAAACTATTCAGTTCTTACTTTGTGACGGGCTTGATTTTTTAAGATATAAATATGATTATTTAGGAATGTTTGAGCGTGTTTCAGATGTTTAGTAAAGATATGGTAATAGGAATTCTTTTGTCTTCTGCTAAAATGAATTTAAGTATTTCATTGAATGAAGAAGCCAAAATAGGATATAGTGTTAAGTTATCTTTAGACATAAGAGGTAAAAAAGAATTCTTAGTCGGACTACATCGTAGTCTAATTATGCAAGGAATAGAGAGTAATCTAAAAGATAAAGAACAATTATCAAGGCCAAAGCCTATATTAAAAATAACAGGAAAATATAATCTTTGGAAAGTCAAAGAATTAGTTCCTAACTTACCAGATTCAAATGGTGAGTGGAAAGATTTTGTAAGGTGCGTAGAATTAATGAATGAAAATAAACACCTAACTCTTGATGGGTTAGAAATAATAATGAAAATAAAGGGAGTATTATAATGGGATTTACCAATCTAAAAACAATAAGACCAATTTTACTTACAGGAAAAACAGGAACAGGAAAATCAACAAAGGCTAAGACCTTTGTTAAAGACCCAGTTATCTTTTATGCTGATGATATTAATTTTGATATTGGTTCAATACCAATTGACAACGGTATTATTATTGAAGATATACACATCAAGCCCGATAAAGAAAACATCTTATCTATTTTAAGAACTTACAAAGGGCAAATTGTGATTACTTCGATAAATGAAAAGAGCGTTCCAAAAGAAATTAAAGCCATGTGCCAAATTAAGAGGGCAGGGTCTAAAAATTTCTTAGAAGAACAGATGAAAGAAATCGCACCGAGAAGTGAGAAGCCTTTCTCTTATGAAAGAGACACTTATTCTTTAGTGTATGAGTATCTTAAATCTAAAGATAGGGAATTAATTAGAGAATTATTACAATTCAATAAGCCATCAGATACTCAATTACTAACTTGGTTAGTAGAAAACATACACCCTAACAGGTTATTGTTTATTGATGGTAGAGTTCGTAGAAGGTGGAGTCAAGAATACTTTTACGATATGTTAGCCTATACCCACATGGGTAGTTTTAGTGGTAGATTAAATATGCCAAAACGAGGGCAATATAGTAAAATTCCTTCTTTAGCAAGAAGATTAGGAATTAAAAATGTAAATGTTCTTCATCAGTTGTTGAAGGATGATGAGTTTAGAAGTTGGGCTATGACCAAATTAAATAATGCAGAATGCCGCCTTCTAAAATTGGGTGAAAAAAGAAAAAGAAAGAAGTTAGACCCAATAAAAATACAACAAACTTCTTTATTCCATTTTGGAGGAAATAAAAATGAAAACAGTAGAATATAAAACAATTAAAGGTTTTTTAAGAGAAGTAAAAATAACAACAGAAGAGACAATAAAATTGAATACAGGCAAAAACAATTGGATAGATGCAGATTATATAGAATTGCTTTTACATCTCGATGAGGTTTGGAAAACCCCTCGAAAGATTTTGAAGTATCTAACTATTGATAAATCTCAAGCAGAAGTCTTAATGTTTCTAAGATTTTTAGTAGATTCGGGGCTTGTCGAAAGAAGAAAGATAAATAATAAACATACTGAATATAGAAGAACCTTTTCTAACCCTAAACATTATTTTGGTGAGATATGATGATAGAATGTAGTTGTAAAAGTATAAATGTAAATATAACAGAAGCAAAGTATAAAAAATCTTTACTTTGTTGTAAGTGTAGAGATTGTAGTAGGCTTTGGTATTACCAAACTTATACGGAGGAATGAAAATGATTGATTATGAAAAAATAAGAATGCGTTCACTGACAGGTTTCTTTGTATGCCAAATATGGATATTTTGGTTTTATCTTGTTTTGGTGTTTGATAACTTAGATGTGGATTGTTGGCAAAGCACATGGGGAGATGAAGATATTTATTGTGGTGCTTATCTTTACGGTGATGTTGATATTATCCTAATTCTGTTGCCAATACTTCATTCAGTATCTTTTCCTTTATTTTATTATATATTCTATAAACCTCAAGTATGGTATGCTGAAATGAAAGAAGGAAACACGAAAGAGGTAATCAAAGAAGTGGAAGTAGTAAAGGAAGTCTTTAGAGAACCCTTACCAATCCCTCAACCCCTACCACAACATCAAGGAATTGTAATTAAAAATTATCAAGTAAAAGATGGAGTAGTAACGGAGGAATTATAATGAAATTTGATTATGAGAAATGGTATTGGATATTGAGAGAATACATCGGAGAAGAAGCCATGACCGACTTATATGAAATATATGCGGAGGAAGAATAATGTTATGGACTGAAAAATATAGACCAAATAAATTATCAGAATTATACGGACAAGAACAATTTGTAATGGATGCAACTTCTTGGAAAGAAGAAGGCAACATGCCTAATGTTTTGCTTTATGGTAATTCGGGTAATGGTAAAACTGCCGCCTCTATCGTATTAGGTAAAGAAATTCTTAAAGAAGGATTCAAAGATAACTTTGTAGAAATAAATGCTTCTGATGATAGGCGATTAGAGACTGTTAGAACTACAATCAAAAATATTGCCCAAAGTGGAACTATGGGCGATGTTCCTTTTAGAATCATTTTATTAGATGAAATGGATGGAATGACTACTGATGCTCAAAATGCATTAAAGAGAATTATGGAAAGATATTCTAATAACATTCGTTTTATCATAACTTGTAATGATAAAAATAAAATTATCTTTGCATTACAAAGTAGATGTGCTAATTATCACTTTAAGCCTATTTCAAACGAAAGTATGTTGGATATGGTGAAGTCCGTTCTTTCAAGAGAAAACATTACTCGATTCTCCGATGAAGAATTAGGGGGCTTTTTATACACCATGAATGGTGATATGAGGAGAGCAATTACTGAACTCCAAGCGGCCAAGTCAAGTAATACGACTCTCAAGAAACAAGTTGAAATATCGCTAAGTGAATACAACGAATTACTATTAAAAATTACAAATAAGAATCTAAATGTGTTGGGTGAATTTCATGATTTATTGTATCAAGGCAAAACCATTAGAGAAATTTGTAATGGATTGCACGATGTTGTTGTCAGTTCGGAGGGACTTGATAGCAATATGAAATTTAAACTGTTAAGAACAGTAGGAGAAACAGAATGGCGTTCCAATAGTATGACCCCTAAAGTGCTAATATCATGGATGGTGGGACAACTATTGTAAAAATAAAAAACAAAAAAAGGTGAAAAACTATGGAAGAAAATACGAAGAATGAAATAATGAAAGGAGCAGAAGTCTTGGGAATATCTCAAGAAGATGCTATGACGAAGTTCGCTGAACTTTGTCAGCAGAACGGAATAGAAGAAACAAATCCTATCGGTTTGGGTCTTTGGCGAAACTATGTAGCAAATGCAAAGAGAAGCCAAAAGAGTGGTAATGCCTCTTCTAATGACTCTTACTACCGAGCAGCGTTTGGGTTCTTTGTTTCCCTTGATGCACCAAGAGATATGATGAGTTGGAACAGAAACAAAGCAAAAGAAGAGTATTTGCGTGATGAAGATAATGCCCTACAAAACGGCATTGTTGCAGTAGCAAATCAAAATGCTTTGGGTAAGTGGTCTGTATCAAGATACTTTAATGGCGAATACCAAGAAAAGATTGTTGCAGATTTACCCGAAGGAGCAGAAACTCTTGAAGATGGCAGAATCTATATTCCTTTAGATAGCACCGCCAGTTATATGAATGGCGGAAAGAATGCTAACTATGGAAAGCCACTACCTAAAGAACAGTTTAGAAGAACAGGTATCTTCTTTGGTTCTGTTGGTGGAAGTGAAAATAAAGCATGGTTCTTCTCTTACAAGAATCAAGCAGGAGTAGATTTTGCTCCTAATACTTTTGAATGGGTTCATTTCCTATGCATTGAGGGTTCTAATGGAACAGATATTTATGGAGCAAAGGACTTGACTTTGAACAGTCTAACCTTGAATAGTTCTCTTGACCCAGAAAATGAAGTATATCGTGATATGAGTTCATTTGACTTTGAACAAGCGTTGAAGGATAACTTCATGTCAAACATCGTTTCTCTTGTAGAGTTGGATAAAGAACATATCCAAAGGCAAGCAATTGCTTCTAAAGAGAGATATGTTATTACAGATGGAACAGTATGTAATATGAATATGACACCGACTTCAAACGGTAATAGAATTATCAACATTACCGATTTGAATGCCGAATTAGATTATGATAACGATTCGGGAATGGTAACTTGTTGGATTCCCGAACATCTAACTCTTGATTTCGGTATTGGTTCATCAGTTATTGTTGTTGGTAGAACAAGTCAAAGAACTGTTGATGGTGAAGTAGAGCCTGTGACAATTAATGCATCGGGTCTTTTATGCACTGTTAAACACGGTTCTTCGGTTGAAGTTTCACAACCAATGGAGGAAGACTTTGATTGGTTTTGAAGCCTAATTTATAATCCATCGGGTTAGGTTCTTTCGCCCGAACTCAGCAAGTGTAAGCATAAACTTGTGGATAAAATTGATGCTCGAAAGGGTGCGAAGCCCTATTAGGTGATATTATGAATGAAATATATGCAAATGCAATAAAAACAAAAAGAGCATTTATCCATTTTGATATGATTCAACATTTTAGTTGGAATATCATTGGGGATAATAATTACGAATTAAAGATATATTCTCAAGCAGGATATATTATTGAAAACTTTAACAAACCTTTCTTTGAATACTTTCTAAAGTTATACAAAGAATACAAAGAAGTAGGTGAACAACAATGAATGAAAAATTTATGGATTATGAAAATAAATGGATTGTTGATTTATCAAAGGTTGATTTCATTACAATGAAAGAAAACTGGGAAAACAACAACATCCACATTAAACTCCATTTAGGAACTAAAGAAGTTAGATTAGAACTTTCTTCTTTAGAAGAAGTGGAAGAATTAAAAATGAACTGGCAAAAAGCAAATAGGTGATAAAAATGGGATTGACAAGCAATAAAAATACACAAGCAACAAGTTTGGAAGCACAAGGTAATGCAAGAGTAATTGCCTTTGCTGATAAACTAAAGAAACAGACAGAAAGTAGATTAGCAAGAGAAAACCGATTAGTATGCGGTATTTGGGGAGAACCTAAAACTGTAAAAAGCGGATTGGCACTTGATTTTCCAAATAAACAAATTTATGTTTTAGATTGGGATGATGGTTGCGAGCCTACTTGGAGACAAAATCATGAAATGACTGATAGGATTACTCTTTGGAATCCCGAAGTTAGAAATCAAAATGGTGAATTAGATATACAAAAGTCCGAAGCAAATTCAGAAGACTTTGTTCTTTATGTCAAATCTAAGATTGAAGAAGGCGAAGATGTAGTCTTTGTTTTTGATGGAGTAGATAAGTGGCTTGATTGTTGCACACTTCATGTCACTGGTAGTTCAAAGATTGGAAAACCACAAAAGATGAAGTTTGAATGGGGTAAAAGAAACGCTCCTTTCTATTCTTTACTTCTTATGTGTAAGAATCTAAATTGTGACCAAGTGTATATTACTCACGCTAAGGCTGATTATGGAGCAACAGGAGAAGTAATTGGGAACAAACCTAATTGGCATAATTGGGGCGATTACTTGCATCAGATTATTACAACAAGAAGAACACTCCGTAAAGGAGATGTGGTCTATAAGGCTGAACTACTTAGCAGTAAAACAAATACCGAACTCGTAGGAAAGGTTTGGGAATCTTTAGAAATAAAAAATGGAAATGTAAATTGGAATGGTATTCCCGAATTGCGAGATGGTAAGGTATGAAATTTAATGTAAATAGCAACGAACTAAAAGAAGCATTAGAAAGCCTACAAGTAAAAGGTAAGCATCTAACAAATAATGGATTCAGTAGTAGTAATTTTGGGAGTATCTTTTACGCTCATATCTATGAAAATACTCTATCATTATACAATGGTGACTCTACTTTTATGCTAAAGATTACTTTGCAGGTAGAAGAAGGAGAGAACGGTAGTTTTGTTGCCGATTCTTCTCTTATTCTGCCTTATTTGAAATCATTTGGCGATACAGTAAATGTTGTTGTAGGCGACTACATATCAATGTCAAGTGGCACAAAGAAAGCCAATGTGCCTAAACTTGTAGAACACCCCTCTAACGATGCATTACAAAGACTAATCCAAATGACCAATCATGTTAGATATGAACCAAACCCACAAACAATGTTTGCATTTGGTAATTCTAACTTTGAAGGAGCATTTACTCTTAGTCAAAATGTTTTCAAAGATTGTATTAAGAATGCCGAATTAGTAAAGTCGGGTATTTACAATCTTAACTTCCATGAGGGAGTAGTTAAGATTACTTCAACTACAAACGCAACTACTTCTTATGAAGAGAGTATTACTCCTACATTTTTAACAGGAGATTCAGCAACACTGGACTTTAGTTCTCCATTGTATTCTTTCTTTGAGAAAGACCAAATGTTAAACTTCTATGTAAAAGATGAGTTCCCTATGTTAATCGTAGCAAATGATAGGTTAGTTTTGAAAGCCCCTTATGTCGGTGGTAATTGATGATTATTAGCAAATGTGATGATGGTAAAAGTATCTTTTTATCATGGAGAGAGAATGGAGAGAAACAATTTAATATTGTGCCTTTCAGTCCTTATTTCTATATATTGGATAGCCAAGAGGAAATTCCTTCTTATTCTCCTTCTAAATACATTACAAGAGATTTTGAATATATTAAAGGCGATTTTGTAAATCTTGATAAAGAACCATTAAAGAAAGTTATCGTAGAAAATTCTTTTGATTTAAGAAAAGCAAAAGATTTGTTTAAGCAAACTTATGAAGCAGATGTTCCTTATCACTTTAGATATGCAGTTGATAATATTCATGAAATGCCCGAATACGATTTAAGAAAATGGTATTGGGATATGGAATGGCAACAAGGCGGAGAATATCACGATTGTATTACTACTATTGTAGCGTATGATAACTACGATAAAAAATATTACCAGTGGGTATGGTTTCCTAATGGAGAATCTAATGGATTCTCCACTTTACAATATAAACAAATGTATGCTTTTAATTCTGAAAAAGATATGCTTGAAAACTTCATGAGAACAATGCTTACTAAAGACCCCGATATGCTAATTGCTTGGTTCGGACAAAGATTCGATTTGCCTCATTTGATTAAAAGAGCCTGTGCTTTAGGATTAGACCCTCGCATAATGTCTCCTATTGCATCAATTAAGGGCATTTCTAAGGCGAAGGAGGGCTTCAAATTCGCATATGGTGAAAAGGGATTCTCGCCAATAGAACAACCAATTGGAGGCCGCATAACTCTTTCTCTTGATTTGGCTTTTGAAAGACAATGGAATGATTCTCAAAGAGGAACATTACCTTCTTTGTCTTTGGAATATGTTTCTCAATTATTATTTGGGGAAGGTAAAGTAAAAGAAAGTAAATTTACAGATAAGAATGAATTCTTTCGTAGGGCTTGGTTAGAAGATACAGAAGTGTATCTTGAGTATGCTTTAGTTGATGTAGAATTATTAGTTAGAATAGATGAAACTAATTATTGTAGTGAAGCAGTTATATCTCTACAAAGACTACTAAAAGCACCATTTGATGCTTGTTTCTATGCTTCTCATATGGGTAGTATTTACTTTATGAGAAATGCTTGGTGGAAAGCACCAACAGGAGATAAAAGCGTAGAAAGAAAGGATTATGATGGGGCTATGATTTACGACCCGTTAAGTGAAAATACTAATGGGTTACATCTTAATGTCGCTGCTTTTGATTTCGCAGGTCTATATCCTTCTATGATGATTGCAAGAAATATTTCTTGGGAAACCAAATCCGAAGACCCTACTGAATTTGGTGTAAATATTGCTACACCAAGAGATTTTAGCGAGATAAGTAGAGAAAAAATGCTTTACTATAAAACAGATAAATTAGGTCTTTTGCCAAGAGCAGTATTGGAATTGAAAGAATTAAGAAATGAATATAAGCGTCTGATGAAAGAAGCAAGAGAAAATAATACTGGGGAATACCAAAAATGGTATAATAATCAAATGGCAGTAAAAAGACTAATGGCATCTTTTTATGGTATTGTTGCTTTTCAAGGATTTGGATGGGCTGATGTTGATTTAGCCTCATCAATTACTGCGAGTGCAAGAGAGGCTATTAGGTTAGCCGCATTTAAGGCAAAGGAGATGGAATCTTGACCGTTCAATTTTGGGTAGCATTGGATAGTCATGATAGAATAACTATCAATAATGCCCTTAGAGGAAAAGAATATCAGTGTTTAGAATGCAACGGTATTATGATACCGAAAAAAGGCGAAATAAAACAACATCACTTTGCCCATAAATCAGACTATTCTTGTAGTGGAGAAGGACAAAAACATCTTTACATTAAAGAATTGATTTTTGAAATTCTTCAATTAGACGAATATTTATTAAATGGTGCTAAAATATACATGGAAAAATCTTTCTTAGGATTAAGACCAGATATTCTAATAAAATGGAATAAAGATAGATATGTTGCGATAGAAGTTTGCGACACATCTGAATCTTCAAAAGATAAAAAGAAAATATATGGTAAAAATATGATTGAGTTCAAAATCAGTGATTGGAAAGAAGAAGAAATGACTAATCCTATTTACATTTTTAATTCTGTATATCCTATTTTATTTAGAAAAATTTTCAACATAACTTTTGAAGAAAAACAAAGGAAACTTAAGGAGTTAAACTTAGAATATAATAAATTGTTAAGTGAATATAAGCAAGCCCAGTTGATTTTTAACAAAGACTTTTCTTATATTGATGGAAGTTGGGGAGATTTATCAAGAATACAAGATTGCCCACCCCGAACTTATGTAGCCACTACTGATTGGTTTGACGATAAGCAGACAAATAAAATAGCAAAACTTACTTCTAAAAGTGGCAAAATTACTTGGGTAAAACTCATAGAATTTTTAGGTGAAGATGATTATAGAGATTATTATTCTTATGAAAAAATGGAGATTTCAGAAGAATCAAAATCCATTTTACATAAACAATATAATTACAACAAAGTTTGGGATGAATCTGATTGGGAGGAATTTGAATGAAATGTAGAATGTGTAAAAAACAAGTATCTGCACTTCATCCCATTGAGAACATCTGTTTAAAGTGTTTTAATAAGGTAAAAATGTGGAGGAAAAGAAATGAATAAAATATTTAGAAGATGGATAATAGAAGCAGTAAATTCTACCAATGGTGAGATATTTACATCAAGTATGATATTAGATAAAATCATACATAAACACGGGGCTTCTGCAAGTATTGGAACTGCTTCTGCTATTGGTTGGTTAGTTACAAGACTACCTAATGTAGAAAAAGTAAAGGAAGGGCAATATAGGAGGAAAATCATATGATGACTAAATATGTGACCGTAGAAGTGACATACGATACAGAAGAAACATGGGATATAACTTTACAAGAAGTAAATGAAATATTTCAAATGATGAACAATTTGAAGCGTCATGCTAAAATTATAGATATTAAATTTGCAGAAGAAGTGGATAGAAATGATGATGGATAAAACAAATGAATTACTTGAGGAGTTATTGGATATGATAGCAAAATCAAATAGAATACTAATGATGGTAAATATAGTTAATATTATTACAATTATAACAATAGTGACGGTGGTATTATGAATGCTGAACAAATGAAAAAGAAAATTGAAGAATTAGAAATAAAAATTAAAGGATTAGAAAACGACTTAGATGTTTTGTATCAAACAGACAACAGAAAACTCGCAAGAGCAATACATGAGATACAAGAACATCTTAGAAAAGAAGGACTTTATATCATAAATGATATTTATGCTCCTACAATGGTGGGAATGTCATGAAAGTAGTTTATGGGCATACAGACTCAATCTATGTTCAGATTGATTCTGTTGAAAAAGCCCAAAACTGTATTAAAGAAATAGAAGCAAGTGTTAGAGAACATTTTCCAAATATTCTTGGTTTAGAGCAACACCCCGTAGTTCTTGAATTTGAAAAATACTATTCTGCTTTAGGTGTAGGAACAACAAAGAATAGAAATGCAGGTATGATAACTTGGGAAGATGGAGTATGGCTCGATGAACCTAAATTTACAATGACGGGTTTTACTGCTAAAAGAGTAAGTGTGACCCAATTAGAAAAAGAAGTTCAAACTGAAACACTCAAACTTTGGGTGAACAATAAAAGCATGGCTGAAATAACGAAGTATTTGCATTCTATGTATAATGAAGTTCTTCAAGGAAAGATTGACAAAACGCTTCTTATTAAAAGAAGTCGTCTTAAAGAAGCAAGATTCATGGTTCAATGTCAAAAGTGTAAAAGAAAATATCACTTGAATGATATTACTGAACTGAATGTTTGTGGAGAAAATGAAGGTAGAGCAGGAACCCATAAGTGTGGTAATGGAGTATCTAACTTCTTAACGATAGAACAGAAGAAACCATCAATCGGTTCGGGTATTGCAGGAGTTTTATATTGCTGGCAAAAGAAAAATATTTCTTTTGATGACTCTTATCTATTCCTTAAGGTAAAGGGAGTAAATGATTACTATACCCATCCTTTAACAAAAGAAAAAAGAGAAGTGGAATATATGGCAGGAAACATCAATACTGATTTTGATAATTATACTCCCGATTGGGAACACTATGCGGAACAGGTTCTAAAGAAAGCAAAGCCTATTTACGAATCTATGGGATGGGATATTTCAAGTATTAGAAGCGGTAGGATTCAAACCTCACTAACGGAGTGGTTCTAATGGTTAGCGAACTGTGCGAAATGTGTGAAAGCCGATTCAATTTAAGACCTAAATCTCGTTGTTTAGGCAAAATAATAATTTGCGGAAAATGTAGAAATGAGACTCCTCCATCTATTTTTAGATGCATTTCTAAAAACAATAGAAACAATAGATGTAAAAATTGGAGAATGCCAAATGAACTAAGTTGTTCATATCATGGAAGGTGAATAAAAATGAATATAGATGAAAAATATGAAGCAAGATTGAAAACAATGAAAGAATATACATATGATTGGAAACCCGAAAATTATGATGACCCATCAAAACCTATTTTGAAGATTACAAAATCTTCAATGATGAGTTATCTTTGGTGTCCTAAAAAGTATGACTTTGCCTATCCGCAAAGATTACCTCAAGACCAAACAGAAGCCATGCGTAAAGGAACTATTCTACATAATCATAGAGAGAATTTCTTTAAGGATTTTGAGATACAAAAGGCAAGAAAAATGAATAATTCAGAAATTATGGAATACTGCACATCATTGATGCCAGTAGATGAATACTTTGATGTTTCATTAAATGTCGCTGCTTTTGAGGCTCAAAGGTTTATTGAATCAGTATCAGAAGATAAAGTTGAAGAATACCTACCAATAATTAATGAAGAACTTTTTGATTGTGAATTTACAGTTAGGGCAGATACTAACCCCAAGTATAAACTCTCAAGGGATTATGTAGTTCATCTTCAAGGAATTATTGATAGGGTGTTTATTGAGAATGGTGGTTTAATTCCATTTGAGTATAAAACAGGTGGATGGAAAGATAGTAAGAAAAGCGATATGAGGAAAGAAATGGCTTTCTATCAACTTATGATTGAAAACTCTCCCGAAGAAGTTTTAGAAAAACATGGCCTAACTAAAGATATGAAAGTCACCCATTGGGGTTGGTATTATCCTGCTTCTAACTATGTTTATGCAGAAAAAGTAAAGCAAGCCTCAATGACTTCTGTTCTCAAAACTATTGCTAAAATGATATGGTCTTATGAAAACGAACAGTTTCCAGTTTCGTTTTTCTTTAAGACCTGTTCTCAATACTGTTCTTATTTTGGTATTTGTGAAGGGGCTCAAGAAGATAGTTGGTTGTGATATATATGATACAATGGATGATTAGAAAAACAATAAAAGTAATGGGAACTGTATATGTAATTTTAGATAAATTTCTAAAACACGAAACGGGAGATATATTAGGAACGCCTATTGATGATGATTTTGAATCTATGTCAAGAAAAGAACTATGCAGATATATTGAACATAAATTTGGTTGGGAAGATGATGCTTTTTGGAATTTAGAATCCACACAAAAGATTCGGCTTTGTTGTCAAATTGCAAGAAATAATAAATTTAAGGTGAAGAAATGAAAGAAGATATTGAACAAAAAGTTAGAAGTAGAGAATGGACTTTCAATGAAATTTCTAATCTAAAATCTACAATAGAAACTCTATCAAATGACCTATTTATAGAAATGGATTTTATGAGTAGGTTTCAATTAGTCCGAGAAGTGAAGATAAACGAATCTCATATTGGTAGGGCTTTTGAAGATATTATGAGAGAAATTGCTATGATACAAATACAATCAGATGTTGCTGGAACTATTAAAAATATGTTAGGTAATGCTACAATTAATTTTGGAGGTAATAAAAATGAAGTTTCCGAGAGAAGTATGGGCGGGGAGTCACATCAAGAACGCTCCACAGATGAGAAGGAAGATAGTGTTCACGAAGAATGAATATATTGATTTTGTAAATGCTCAAAACAATAAAACTAATGTATATACAACGGTTTATGATTTTGGTCAATTTAGTGAAAATGCTAAAATTGATTCTACTGTAATAATAGATAGAATCTTTTTAGACTTTGATGCCCACGAAGAAGATTTAGATAAAGCATGGCGTGATGTTAAAACAGTAATGAATTATGTAATTGAAAAAGATTACCAATACACTCTTTTCTTTTCTGGAAGAGGATTCCATTTATTTTTATTCGGAGAAAAAACAGATAATATGAGAAATGTTCAAACGCTCTTTAGAGAAATTAAAGAGTATTTGATTTTAAAAGTAGGTAAAGATATAACTCTTGATGAAAGAGTAGGCCAAACAACCCGATTACGAAGAGTTCCCAATACTGTTAATATGTCGTCTTCTGATGGAAGAGGAAATGCTCGGTTTTGTATTCCTTTATTGGTTTCAGACCTTAATCTTACGATTGAGCAAATACTCACATTAGCAGAAAAGCCCCGCCAAATACCCTTTCAAAAGGGAGGAAAAAGAAAGGTAATATTTCCCGAAGCACCCCCTATACAAGAAGTAGAGGGAGAAGTTTCTGTTCCCGACACCATAGGTAGCCTCCCTATGCTTCCCTGCTTACACAATGCTATCATGACCGAAAATCCTTCACATTTAGCAAGAGCATATCTTGTATCTTGGTATCGGGATTTGATTTCGGGCTATCAAGATTTAGCCACTTTAGAAGAAAAGTCAAAAACACTTGACTTAGTGGTAGAAGAGTTAGAGAGGGTCTTTGCTGAATCCGACACCGTTTGGTTAGATTGGGATAAGAACACAACTAAGAAACACGCCAAATTTACAGTGTATAATAATTATAATACGCCCCATTGTGACAAATTAATCAGTGAAGGATTTTGTATAGGAAAATGTTGGAGGTATCACAATGCTAATAATTGATTCAAGAGAAAACTCTAAACTTTCTGAATTAGTAGAAAAGAAAGCCAAAGCACTGAATATCTCTTGTGAAAAAAGATGGATAGAGATAGGAGATTATGTATTTGATGATGTTTGTTTTGAAGCAAAATCTTCTATTGATTTTTTAGGGTCTGTTATGTCTAAAAGACTTTGGACTCAATTAGACAATATGGATAGGCATTATCAAACAAATGTAGTTATTATTTATGGTTCTTTAGATGAAGCAATACTTAGTATCATTGAGAATTCAAAAAGCAAATTACAACCACATAGCAGAAAAATTATGCTAAATAACAAATTCTTGGGAGCAATCGGTAGAATTATTTTAGATACCGATATAAAACCCATATGGGTTAGTAGTGAAGAAGAAGCATCAGCAATTATTACTGGTGTTTCTAAAATGAAGCCCATAGAAAGAAAAACAATTCGCCCACAAGTATTCAAAAGAATATCAACGGATGATTTGAGAATTGATGTTTTAACAAGCATCAAAGGAGTTTCCATTAAGAAAGCAGAAGACTTGATTAAGGAGTTTGGCTCGGTTATGGAAATAGGCGAATGCTCGGAGTATCAACTCCAAGTGATTGAGGGGATTGGAGATACCCTTGCCAAAAGAATACTCTCCACATTAAACTCGGAAGAGAAGGTGAAAATATGAATGAAAATTATGATGAAGAATATGAGGATTATTCCTTTGAAGAAGATGCAAAAGCAGTTAGACAAGCCCTACCATTCGTGGTAAGAGAATTTGAAAAGTCGGCATTAGAAGTGTCACATAGGAATGGTATTCCTGCTTCTATTGCTTACTTTGTTCTCTTAGGACAGGTTTGTAAAGACTTTATTAGAATCCCAAATGGGAGAAATATCGAAGATAGTAGAATTCATTTCTGTTGGGTTCAAACAAGCGGAACAGGTAAATCTACCCTATGGAACTTTGTTGGTAGAGTAGCAGATAAAACCTTTAAACAGATAAACGAAATGAATCAGCACCCTCCTTTTATCAATAGAGATAACATTCCAATCACTCGGACTTTCAACACCTTTTCGGTCACTGATTATACTGATTCGGTATTGATTGGTAAATATGTAAAAGAAGCAAATGAAGATGCCGATGATGGATTTGAATGGCGAAGAAGGGCAGGTATTCTTGAAGGAAGCGGTTTAGCCCATTGGGATGAGTTTGAATATTCGGGGGTGTTTAAGCAATCTCAACACAAAGAGCAAAGTATTGTTTATCTAAATACTCTTATGAATTCATTGGCAGGTGAGTCTTGGATTATCTCTAAGGCTCTTGATTCAATGGATGGTCAAACTATGGAATGTTATTGTGAGCGTTCAGTATTGGCTATGACTTATCCACCTAATAATTTGAACAATGTTATGGCAGAAAAGGGTGTTCTACAAAGAATGCTTCTGTATGTTTGGGAAGTTCCTCAATATATTCAAGATGAAATGAGGTTAGAGCAAATTGGCAAAGCAGGTATCGTAGAAGAAGTAAATGCCCCAATTGATAAGTTTGCTACCTCTCTCGTTAAGATTTACAGTCTTGTAAAAGAAAGATATGATGCAGTAGGGCAAGACCCATTGAAAACTATTCGATATAGTGAAGACTTTAGACAGGCTCTAAAATTAGAATACACTAAAATGAATATGTATCTACAAAACACAAGACCCGATGTTGCTAAGATATGTTCTAACTTTACCACTCGGTTGATGAAGATATTGATTAAAATGTCAGTATTGTGTTCAGTTGCTTCTGCTCCATCAATTACTAACGAAGATGACCGATTTATCGTAACAGGCTCTCATGTAGGTCAGTCAGCAGTAATTGTGCAACAATGTTATAAGACATTGGTTATGTGGTTAGAACAATCCCTAAAGGCGAAGCGTCAAAGTTTGTCGGAAAATTCATTAGAACCACTATTTATATCAGCATATGACAGAATCAAAAAAGATGAAAAGGGATATGTAAATAAATCACTATATCTTAACGAAATTAGAACTAAAGCAAAAAAGTCAAGAGCCCAAGTTTATAGACACTATGATATGATTAGACACAAGTTTGAGGAGTTAAAAGAAGGTAGAAGCACCTATGTTAAATTAATAATGCGAGGCGATGAAGAATGAAATGGGAAAATACATACTTAGTATTTGATGTGCAAAAAGGGCCAAAAGTAATTATAGAAACATTAGACACCTATGGAAATGATGGTTGGGAATGTTGTTCTATGCTTATTGTAGCAGGAACTCAAATTGTTGCTTTCTTAAAGAGAGCAGTTGATGTTCCTGTTAAAGCCAATAAGGAAGAAGAAAAGATTACTAAACTTTGGTCAAACGAAAAGGAATGATATTCATGTCTAATGTTTTAGCGTTAGACATAGAAACCAAAAATATGTCTTATGAAATAGGCGGTTTCTCTAATACTCATATGTTTCAAGTTTCTACTGTTGCTACATGGGATGGAGATATTGGAACTGTTTATTTAGACGAAGGTTTAGATAGTATCAACAAATCTAACTTAATTGTAAAATCTCTTAGAGAACTTAAATATGATTTAGATGAACATTTTGAAAAAGGTGGCGTTTTATTAGGCCATAACATAGTTGCTTTTGATTTACCCATTTTAAGAGATTCATTAGATATTTACTGTATTAGAAAGTATTTGGATGAAAAGAAATATATTGATACATCTAAAGTTTTATTAAAAGAACATGGAGAAAGATTTCAATTAAAGAATTTAGTCAAATGCACAATGCAAGATGCTAAACTAATGGATAGTGCTGATGCTCCTAAACTTTGGAAAATGGGAAGATATAATGAAGTGGTGGATTATTGTATGAAAGATACACAATTAGTTTATGACCTTTGGAAATATGGTCAAGATAATGGAATTGTAAAAGCATTTTCAATAGAAGAAGAAATAGAAAAGAATTTGGAGGTAGATTGGTAATGACTGGTTGGGAATGGTTCGGCTTGTTTGTTTTTATCGTCATCTTGATGCTTCTATTTTTTGCCGCTTTTGGAGGAACTTCGGTGACTGATGAAAGCGTAGAAGAATACATGAAGCGTTTGATGAGTGAAAAAGGCGGAAAGTAATGCTAAAACAAGTTTGTCCGTATTGTAAAGAACAAACAATAGCCAAAAGAATACTTGGCTTTTATGTTGGTTCTAAAGAACAGATTAAACTTTGGGAATGTAGAAACTGCTTAGGTGTTTGGTCATTAAAGGGGGAGAAGGTGTAAAAGCCTTCTCCCTCGATTTTTTTTACGCTTTTTGAAAATAGCGTCAATTTTGAAATTTGTTCGGCAATAACCACATCAATTTCCTATAATATACCATCCAGTAACTAAAGGAGCAACGCTATCTGTCATGGCTTGTATAGTAATATGTTGTCCTACTGCTAAATCTATTTGATTAGGAATATTAACATAAGCATGGTCTAATAGTGCTTCGTCAATTGGTTGGCCTAATGTTGGAACTATGGTTATAGCATTTGGCCCTAAATTCCTAAATGTAAATATATTTTGACTAACTATGGAAGCATCAGGTAAATCTATTTGATTAGGAGTAGGTGCGGTGCTAATATCTTTTACATAAATTACACTTTGTAATCCCGACATAATAGGAGCAGTTGTTATATCTAATGCTTCGGGAGTAATAGCAAATAAGCCGTTAGATTGAACTTGTGTAGTTCCAGTCACTACTGTTCCTGCCGTCATAGAAGTTCCTGCCGTCATAGAAGTTCCAGAATTAATTGTCGTAGAAGCCCCAATACTTCCAGTTACATCTAATGTAGCAGAAGGAGAAGCATTAGCAATACCTATGGCATTAAGACCAGCATCAACAAAGAGCATATTTTCATTACCATTACTTTCAACTCTAAAATTACTATCTATGCTATCTTCATTAATTACTACTTCATTTTTAGTAATATCTATTCTTCTTGTAATGTCTCCACTATGAATGGTTCTTAAGAAAATTTCACCACTTTCACTACCCGCAGTATTATCATTAATACCTGCATATAAGTCAGCATATTCTTGTTCAGCCGCCCCACTATCTAATCCTAAAAATCTTATATTTCCTAATTCTTCTGATGCAACACTTGTATTTCTTTTTAATACTAAATCAGGTGCTAAACCTCCCCCACCTGTATCAGTTGATTCTATAATTACCGCATCTCCTGTGCCACTTGTTTCAACATGAAGTGGTGCATCGGGTGAAGTAGTCCCAATGCCGACTTTACCATCCATTGTCATCATGTGAGCCGTTCCGTCTTTATCCGAATATACATTAAAAACATCTGTGTTAGTTCCGACTTGTTTAACTCTAAAATTACCATCAATTCCACTTCTTGATTCTCTAAAGATTCTAACCTCTTGTGAAGTTCCCGTTGAAGGATTACACTTTGGATTTATGTCAAGTATAACACCTTCCGAAGCAGTTTCATTAACTACTTCTATTCTTGCTTGAGAATCAACAACCGAACTATATGTAGTATAACCCGTCTGTCCTGTTTCCTGTAATCTTAATGTTGGGTTAGCCGAGCCTTCAATATGTAATTCGGAGAGAGGCGTAGCAGTTCCAATACCCACATTACCACCATCAGTTATTCTCATTCTTTCTGCCAAAGTTCCAGCATCAGCCGTTGATATTACTAAACTCCCGTCATCAACACCTGTTGCCTCATTAACTGCACTTATTCTTGCCCCCACATATGAAGTAGGGCCGTGAGAATCATAGTTCTTCAAATCTATTCTAGCGTAATCAGTTCCCGTTGTATTTCTAGCACCCTCAATACTTAGTGTTCTAGTTTGACCTAAGTCAACACTTCTTGATATTGTGGTATCTCCGCTAACTTCTAATTTGGTGGCGGGTGCATCAGTTCCAATTCCAACTCTTGCTACATCACTATCAATCCTCATTACTTCTGTTGTGCTACCACCATCATTTACTTTGAAAATAATATCTTTATCTTGTTCTTTTGCTTCTATTTCCACATCACCAGCATTACTTTTAACAGTTAATCCTTCGGTATATCCCGAATCATCTCTACCAATGCTTAATGAATTTTCTGTTTTATTTACAGTTAAATATTGAACTTGTAGAGGGTCATTTCCAGTATAAACAACTATCGCTATAATTACATCTCCATCAGTATAGGCAGGAACTCTATCTGCTGCGGTTGGTGGCCTTACTGAAAGAGTAGTAGTTCCAGTAGCATTTACGACTAAATGGTAGCCATCTGTATAAGATTTCGTAGTTCCTGCGGTTGTTCCAATGACTATTGTAGAACCTGTGACATCTATTTTTTCTCCATCTCTAAACACTACTCCATCTGCAAAAGTTATATCATCATCAGTTGTATTAGTCACATTAAATCCTGTTGTAGCGTAGTTTCCTTTCATACCAAGACTTAATGCCTTAATTAATCCAGTATGGGGATAATCGCTATTATCTGTTATCTGATTAGGTGAAATAGCAGGATTTTCGGGCTCGTCTTGAGTAGAGAAAGCATTTGGGTTATTTAGCGATTTAGTCATATTATTCTACCTCCAATGTTAAGTAAATTTGTAGCGTTTCTGTTGATGAAAATGGGCCAACTCCTGTAAAACTAATCCTATCTAACATATTTCCTGCACTATCAAATATGCCCATTTCTCTAATAACTTGCCCTGTTATTGAACTTCCTACTTGTTCTACAAATACTTGAATTACATTTTCATTTGATTTTTCTGCTCGGATAGTTGGAGAAGCCCCGCTATCTACATCAATATCAAGTGCCATTGGACTTGTAGAATTACCACCCAAACCAATTTTTGCACTCCCCGCACTTATTGTTCCGCTTCCTCCAATACTGCCTCCGTTGATTAGGAGGGTTAGATAGTCTGCTAATTGTTTTCGTAGTTCATCAGTAATCATAGTTCTTCCTCCAAGAGTTTAGTGATAGTGATGTTCCCACCAAATCCAAATGGGCTGGTGTTGGTATTTAACGGTGTTGAGAAACCAAGTAGAGCCCCAGTGCCTTCTCTTTTTCTTATGAGCAAGTGCATTTCTTTTATTTTGAAATTATCAAAGAAATCAAAGGTGTTTTCGTTTTCGTTAAATTCTTTTTTACGGAGATAAGAATTAGTTTGGCTATTAGAAATAAGAAGTTCTGAAAGAGCATCTTCTAAGCCTTTAATGTATTGGCCCAATTTCAATTCTATTGCCCCACTATAAGAATGACTCATTTCTAAAACCAAGTAAGAATTTCTTTCTATCCCTGAAGCCTTCGATTCTAATTGAACTACATCTCCAACACTTAGCGTTTTAATTTCTGAATGGGCTAATTTAATATTTATTACGGTGTTGGCTTTAGTGTGTAAAACTAATAACCTATATGCTTCTTTATCTACATCTTCTTGAGTCGTTAATTTATTTTGAAAAACTTCTAAGGTCTTTTTTCCATTTGCTTTTATTTCTCTAAAGTTCTTTCTTACTGCTTTATGGCTTTGACCATAAACAGTCACATGATTAAAATAATCAAATTTAGACTTGGTTGTTTTTATTTCTGTAATATTGTCATCTGTAAAAGTATATTTAGAAATAAAATCAGTAGAATCATAATTTTGTATGTTAATATTTCCAGAAACATTTACTAATTTTTTATCTTTTAGTCTTAACAAATAGTTAATTACATCAAATAAATTTCCTCCTTGAAAATCAGGAGCAGCGAAAATATTGTAATTTTCTTTTGTTAAAGTAAAATCAATATCATTTTCTATTAACAGTTCATTAACAGTTTCTTCTATTTCCTTTGTTATACTAACTGTTGTTCCAATAAGGGCTCTTTTTGCATCGGGAGAAATCCCGCCATTTACTTCTAATTCAAATGTTTCTGAAAAAGAAACCACTCCATCTAATTTTTGCATTTCTCCAAATTCTAAGTAGTGTCCGATATTATCCTCATTATCTATTCCTTTTGCTGATGTAATCAAAACTGTTTCTCCATCAGATAGACAATATTCTCCATTAATTCCATTTAGAATAGTTTCTCTTCCAGTAGAAGTTTTTACAATAGTGTTTCCTTCTGCACTTAAATTATCCATATCTACTATAACATACATAGATTGCACCCCTTCTAAATTAGATAGGGTATCTTGTGTTTCTGTTCTTTTGCCACTATTGAATGAAGGAAATGCCCCATACATATCATTAGAATCCATCAATTTAGTATATTCACTACTAAGAGTATTTAAGCGAATAGTAGTTGGGGAGTTATCCCAAAAACAAATAGGGTTAGGTTGCATAACTTTGTATGTGATATTAGCCAATTGTTCGTCTGTAATAAAATAACACTTAGGATTTGTAGTAGTGACAGTCAAATCGTATTCATGAGAAACAATGTAAATGATTTCATTATCGTAAGGTGTCGCTTTATGAATACTTTCACTGGCAGTTGTCACATCGTTTTTATTGTAATATTTTCCTCTTTCTGCTGGAACTAAATAACACCCAGTTAAATCAATATTTTTTAAGAATTTATTATCTCCTATTAAATCAAGAGAGTTATAATAAAGAGTGTTGTTATTTGTAGATTTAACTGTATTATTTGTGACCGAACTAAAAGTCACATGGGGTTTAAATCCTAAGTATGCCCCTACTGTTTTATCTTCATCTGTTGAATAAGTTTGTGAAGTATTAAAAGAAGGATAGGTTATGAAATTGCCATAATACGGCTCAGAAGAACCACTAAGATTCATATATCTAAAAACATAGTTTAGAGAGGCATCTGTTAAAAATGGTGTTGTTGTTCCTTGAGATGAACTACCGCTTTCATTGGTGGTAAATTCTTTTAAAATAACAGTCTTAAGAGAGCCTATTTTTGTATCATTAGAAGAACTGCCTCCGCTATTAGAAGGCTCTAAATTCATGAAAAAATTAGCAAATTCTGTTTGATAGTGTGTGAAGGGAGAAGTTGCAGCAACGCCCCAAGTATTACTACCGCCAGTAGAATAAAAATCACTAAATGTTAAAAGAGATTCTGTAATTGGGTCAATAGAAGAATCTAAAAGATAATGTGATTGGAATTGGGTAAATGCTATTGGTAAAATTATAGTATTTTTACCGTAGTCTGTTCCTTTTTGCAAATTCTTGAAATGTTGAGGTATGGTAGAAGGACTTCCCGAATCTATGTAGTAATTTTCCCACTTAGTAGGTGATGCTTGATTAGTCAAAAGCCCTTTTAGCATATGAATATTATTTACTTCGGTATTTCCTCCTTCATCTAAAGTAAATAGCATTGTTTCTTCTACATCTCTACCAATTACACTTAATTTATTGCTAATTTCAGAATACTTGGCAAACCTAATGGTGTCTCCTGTGCCGTATTTTAACGCCCCGTTGTCTGTCAAGTATAGTGTATTAAAATTCAAAGTATCATTAGTTACATCTGTGGTAGATAGAGCCGTAACAACTCCAATAACTCTATTGTTATCTAAATCTAATATTACATCTTTAACTCCTACATTGTCAATAGTGCCGTTCATTTTTATTGTTGTAAGAGAAGGATAATTTACTACTGTTAAGTTAGTAGAACTACTATCTTGAACCAAGTAATTGTCAAAATAAGATAATTGAGAGGCTTCTATAACCCTATCATTAGGGACATCGAATTCTGGATTTATTTGATTAAATGCCCAATCATATACTACATCTGTTAATCGCATAATTCCCATTCGTTTTAAATTAGAAAGAGTTTTATTGCTACTAAGAATATTAGAATGAATATAATCAGAATCTTTATTTGTTATTGTATTGGTATTCCCGATAGTTGCATCTTTTGTAGAACTTGTTGTTGTTTTTAGTGGGGCGTTCAAAGACAATAAACCATATCCTTCTAATGTTCTATTATCACTATTCATTAAACTATCCTTTCTTGTAGAACTATACAAAAGCCTATCAGAATTACAAAATAAAAACAATCTTGCCGCTTTAGAATCAATTTGATAAAATTTATCTTTTAATTCTAAAGGAGAAATAAAATCCGCATCTAAAGCACCTGCAACTCTTTTGTTAGGAGTAATGGCTTGAATAATTGGGTTTGAATCTATGGCACTCACAAATTTTCTATCAACATAATTAGAACCAATAATCGGCATAAAGCCTCTTTGCTCTATTGGATAATGATTATTTTTTGTAGTTCCAGTCTTACTTGATAATGATAGTCCTAATGGGGATTCGGGATTTCCTTTATAGAATTCTGCATAATAATTTAAAATAGGAGTGGTTCCATAATACGGAATTAATCTTCCAGTATCAGTATCTTGTTTTAAAGAATATATTTTTTCTTTTCCTATTTTTCCTTTTTCTATATTATCTAATCGAATAATATCCGCACCAAATTTTTCTTTGTATTTATATTCTGATATACCACCATGATGAGTTAAAAGTTGATAGTCAATTGGTAAGCGACTACTCCCTACCATGTTTATTATCTTACCACCGTGTAAATGAGCCCCGTTAGTTAAATGTAAGGTTCTTCTTTTTTTACCTGTGCTAATTTGAAAACTTTTTCCATTAGAATTAGCAGACAAATCTCTATCGAGATATATGTCTAAAAAGGCAGGAGAAGTATTTCTAATATTATAGCCAATAAAATACCCAACAAATTCTTCTTCTATGTATAACGGTGTTCCTATTTCTAAATTATACTCACTAAATGAAGAAGCATCACAAAGAACATTTGGGTCTGTGCCAGTTGTTATAATGTCGGCTAAAGTAGTAAATGCAGAATCTTCGGAGTAAGGATTGATTTCTTCTCTACCTAAAGTTAGTGGCATATACGGTGCAAGTTTTACTGTTTTTATGTTGTTATTTTCTTTAACTTCTAATACAGTAAAATCAATAAGAGTATTTACTATATCATCCTCAAAGGAACTTATTTCTAATTGAAAATCTAAATCAGTATCTATATTTTTAATTTTATTAATGTTAAATCCAGTAGCATTAGCATTATTATCTTCGCTAAGACCCACTAAGGTTTCGCCTTCTACTAATGAATCAAAATCTCCTGTGAATTTGTAGCCATCTCTAAAAAAGAATCCTTTGTCACTTGCCCCTGTCAAACTTGTGACGCTATTTACTTTATTAGTGGAAGCAAGAGACTTATTAAGAATATACAATTTACTATTTTCTTTATACACTGTTTTGGCAGTATAAGTAGAAGAATAAGGGAAATCATGAAGGGTAGCGGTTGTGGAAGAAGTTGTTGCTCCATCTACTTGACCAATATAACCAAATTCACACCAAAGATGAGTATTGTGGGCTAAACTAACACTTGTAGAAAAAGTAATGGTTTTGCTATCAAAATCCCATGTGGCAGTAGTGCCTACTGTTGTTAAATCATTATATGGGCTATTGCTACTATAAATAATATCATGGCTAAATAAAGTATCTTTGTTTATGGTAATATCTATTAATTTCGATAAAGTATTTCTTCCCTTCAATTCAAAAATAGTTTGATTATTTTCTAAACTTTTATTTATTTCTTCTATCTTACCATAAAATATTTCATAGTATAATAAAAATGCTCCTATTGCTCTTTCTAAGGAACTGTTGGAATCTAATAAATTGTTTTGAAAATCAATCGTTAGTAAGCCATATGTTTCATCTACATTTGTAATAAAAGAACCTATATTACAATAATAATTATTATACTGCTTAGTAGATAATATTCCACATAGCCTCGATAACTTATCTCCGTCAAAATCAGAATTTGTATAGTAGGTAGAGTCTAAGGGGTTTAATCTTCTTCTATATACTTTATCTCCATCAGAAAAAGTAATTAAAGAAGTAGTGTTAGTAAAAACACCTTCACTTTCTAATCTACTATATTCTTTTAAGACAACATTTACATTCCCAGAAACCGAATCTACAATACAAACTCTATTGCCTATTTTTATTTCCATATTTGCTACAAAATAAAGATTAGGCTTTGGTAATAAAGAAGCCAAAGAGTAGGTTCTTGTTGCCGAATCAAATAATGATTCTATTTCACCAACTTCTACCCACTCATTCAAATCGTCTTCTGCTATTTTTTGTTTTGCCATTAGCCTATCGTTATTAAATATCTTATTGCCTAAATTTTTAGTAATATCAACTAATTTAATTTCTGCAATACCGCTTTTGGCATCAAAAGTGTCTTCTATTGAAGCACTATAAGTATTAGGAATATAGTTATTATTTTCAGGAGAGTCATTGTAAAATATGTATCTTTTATTACCTGTAAAATCTAAAGAAGAAACATCATCATTAGCATCTCTTCTTGCATTTACAAAACAATCGTTATAATCAGTATAAGTTGTGTATGTTCCTGCTAAAACTGAACTTTCATTACTTGTAGCGGTATCGGGGTCATCTTTTTCTCTCAAATTATCAGTTAATTTAATGTTGTATGTGAATTTACTGTAATCAATTATTCTATTTCTGTAATCGCTAATAGTAATAAAAGTAGTATTGTCTCCTGTATTGAGAGTGACCGAAGTAGCAGTAGATACCCCGCTAATGTTTTCAGTTCTTAAGAAATATTTTGTATTGTGGTTAAGTTCTTCCTTTTTATCTAATTTAGAATCATAAAAGTAAAACAACGGCCTTGCACATATCATTTTAGAAACATCAGCCAATATTCCACAAGAAATGGCTAAAATATTATTTGATACAGTTGGCCCTTTAAATACCATAAATTTTACATCTTTTGCTATTTCATTTCCTAATCTTGGAGAAAATTCAAACTTATCTCCTAATTGGTCAGCACTCACTAATTTTGTAATCTTAGCAAAATGATGCATATTTGAATCATCAGAATGAATTAGAACAAAGTAATCGTGGGTAGAAGGAACTCCTGCACTATCTACTGTAATTGAAGATAAGTCTAAGCCAATGTTATTAAATGCATCAAAACATCGAATAGAAAACCCATCAGTAGCATGTAAGTTAGAATATTCTCCTAATAGTGTTTTAGTAGAAACTGCCTCTTCGATAGTTGTTGTAGCAGTATCATCTTCATAAACAATAGAAAATACCCTATTAGTTGAAGTAATAGCAGGACTAAAACTAAGCAAAGGATTAGTAGGAGTATCGTAATTATTGTTCGCTGGACTGTTATATGAAGTCACTAAGCCCCCTAATGAAACCGTCATAAATCTACCTCCTCAAATCTTAGATATAATAGAGTTTCATCATAAAAAGGAAATAGAGTATTAGTATAAAGAATTGATTTCTTTGCTCCTTTTTCTATTGAAAGTTCATGAATTTCTCCCATATATTGCATATCAGTAGAAGCATCATTATCAGAAGTTGTATTTTTACCTAAGATGCAATCTGTTCGAGCAAAAGAAAAATCAGAAGTTTCTGTATGAACACCACTAAAAACAGGTTGTCTATTATAAAACATAGTTATAGAGTTTTTAGTGGCATTAAATACTACTGCTATATGATGCATATTTTCTGCATATTTAGGTTCTTTGAAAGTTTCTGTGTAAATATCTTCTCCCGATACTAACGGAAGTGCCGAACCCGTATATGCTGAATTTAAAGTTATGCTTGTTGAAGAAGCCGAAGCCACTGTTCCGACTTCTACGAATTCTAAATCTCTTCTCACATATACTTTTTGTCCTTGATAAAATATATCTGTAATGGCTCTTGAACCGTGATTAGTTGTATTTACTGCAATATTGCTACCTATCAAATAAGTAGTTGTGACTTCTGCAATACTATCATATTCTAATCTTCCATTAGAAGTAAATCCACTAAAATTATTTTTGACATGGGAATCACCAAAAGACCAAGATTTAGATACTGATGGAGATATTATTACTGGGCTCTCAAAGGTTTCTTGAACTCCATTAATTGTAACATAAGCCTTTAATTTATATTCAGCAGGTTGATTATTATTAGTTGTTGTAGAATTTACTAAAGTTAATCTAAAATTATCATTATGAAATATGCACATTTCATGACCATATCTATCTGCTACTGGTAGATATGCCTCGCTTATTTTTCCACTTGTTCCTTGAGGCATTACATATTGACTTGTCTGTATGGCACTTCTTCCTCGTAGGCCTTTTTCTCCTGTTCCATTAATATCATACGGAGTCACTATTGCTTCAAAAGTAAAAGAACCTGTATGTGACCAAATTCCATAAGGAACATCATCAGTTGTATCAGAAGCAGTATTTTCTATATCGGGAACATTATCAGCATACCCTATTGTAATGTGAGCATTACACATAATAGGAAAAACAATGCTTTGTTGCTTTCCAATATAAATATCATACATTACTATCACCTATGGGAAAATTCTTGCTACCTTAAAACTCATACTAAATTCTATTTCTGTTGGAGATTCTGCACTAATAGTAAAATCAAAATTTTCTATAAATCCTGTCACTCCCGTTGATGTTTCTTCTGTTGGAAAAGCACTTGGTAGTGGCACTCTTTCATTATCTAATTCTAAGGCACTTCCTCTTGAAGCAAAAGTAAATGGGATTCTTTCTACTGTCGGTCTTTCGGAATAGTTTTCATCAATATTGGATTCTATCAGAAAAACCAATTCATTAAAATTTTGATAGTGGGCTAAACCCGAAGAATCTACTCCCGATGCAATTAATTGAGCCATCTCTTGAGCCGTCATTTTTATTTCATCAAATGTTGCACCTGTTTTAGTGTGGCTTCTTTTGATAGTAGTATTGGTTATAAATCCGCTAAGATTAATTGATTTACTTCCCATTCCTAAATCAACTGCAATTGTTTCTGCTTCTCCTCTTGCAATACTTGATAATGGAACAGGTAAATTAGGAACAGACCTACTTACATTTACTCCTATTTGAGTGACCTTAAGAGGAATAGTATCTACTAAATTTCCATTATCCGAATCAAAGGCGTTTATTTTTAGATAAACATAATGTTGAGTATCATTCACTTCTATTGTCATAGTATCACCTTATTGTAGAAAAACTTCCTGTTTTTCTTGTTATACTTTGCATCACTTGTTGCCCTATTACTTTTGATATTCTCTTCAATTCTGCATCGGAAGTATCTCTTGCATTAATTGTAATGTTAATTGTGTTCCCACCTTCATTTAACATTCTTCTGCTCTTAGCATTAGAAACAACATTAGAGCCTCTATTTCCTACTAATATTTCTGGGCCACTTTCTCCTACTACTGTTAATGGAGTATTTATTCTTCCACCACTTGCTTTAAAACCAAAGAATGATTTAAATTTACCATAAATCCATTTTGCAGCAACTAATACAACACCTACTCCAATAGCAACAAGCATAGCAGGAAGTCCGAAAAAGAAACCAATTAGAAGAACAATTCCTAAAGCAATCTTTCCTGCGTTCTTTTTGATGCTTTCTACACTTGTAAAAGTAGTAGAAATCCAATTTATTAGTTTGTCAAAGCCTGTCTTAACAAATGTAAATGCCAATGTAAATAATGCTCCCGCAGCAATCCATAGGAGTCCTAAAGCAACTTTTACTACTCCCCATGCTAAATCAAATATTCCCATAACTACTTGAACAAAATCACCCGACATTATTCCTTCCCATATTGTGCCTATTGCTCCCCATATAGTTGCTAAACCATCTAAGAAAAGACCTGAATTTTCTTTAACAAAAGTCCACGCCTCATTTAAAGCAGGTAAAAGAGCCTCTTTGAATAACATAACTATCACCATTATTCCTGTCATGTATAGCATAACTGTAAGTAAGAAATTCATTAGAGGAGTCTTTAGAAGTTTCATTAACAAAGTTATAGGATTCAAGGCAGAAAGTATTTGTTTTCCAGTAGGTAATTTTTTGAACTGTTTTCCCCAAAAAGCCTTTGAAAATAAAGCAGAACCGAATTTTTTAGTGACACTAAATAGGCTTTTACCTATTGCCATTGTTTTGCTTCCAAATGCAAGGGCTTGGCTTTTTCTTCTTTCAAGGGTTGAAGGTGTTAATTTTCTCGCTTTTAATTTTTCAAACACTTCTTGTTGAGAATCGCTTAATGTTTCTCCACCCGCAATTCTGTCTTCAAAAGATTTTATTCTTGCTTGAGTTTGTTTTCTTTCTGTTTTTTTAAGTGTGCCTTCTTTAAATATATTACTTGCTCTATATTTCCCAAATAACTTTAAAGTCGTAGTAAATATATTATTCGCTTCTTGACTTTCATCTGACATAGCCCTCATAGACTGTGAAACAAATCTAATTCCCGTAGAAAGTTGATTAAAAAGCCTAAAAGTCCCAGGCGGTAAAAACCCGTAAAAGATTTTACGAGCAGTAGCAACTTCTACTCCAAATATTTTCAAACTTTGAGAGTTATTACTCAATAATAAATCAGCATATTCTAATGCTGAAATAAAATTGCCTTGTCCTGTTACTGTTTTAAAATTCTTAAAAGTCTCATAAGATAGTAAATTAACTTGTTTATTTTGTTCTTCTAAACTTTTAGTTAGCATAGTTGCTGCTTGGCTTCTTGTTTTCGCAACCTTTTTCTCTACTTGTTCTGTTTTTTGTAGAGTTTCTTTGTATTGTTTTTGTTGTTTTTCAGCAGCCGACATTGTGTTTTGTAATTGGCTTAACACTGTTCTCATATTATTAAGGGCAAAAGTATTGTTCTTAATAATAACAGAAACATCAGCCGCCAACCCCATCACCTCATAGTTTGCTTTGTTGCTTTGTCTAATTCTTCGGATTTAATTTTTTCCATTTCTGAATGAACTACCAATAAATCTGTCACTAACTTTGCTGGCATTTTATACACTTCTAAAGGACTTATGCCTAAAGCCTTTGAAAGAGAATAAACGACTATGAGAGAAACTGTTTCGGGGTTTCCTCCCCCGCCTTTTAGTGTTTCTCTCACTAATCGTTTTTTTCGCCATCTTCCTCCATAGCCATAAACGGATTAGGAAGAATTTCTTTAATTTGATTACCCACAAAAGGAGTTAATCTGAGAATATCAATCGCTGAAAGACTTGGTTCAGTCTTTACAATAAAATTTTCAACCATGAATTTAAACATAGCATTCAAATCTATATCCATGTCTTGACGCTTCGCATCAATCTTCATCATGCTATTCATGGCTTTATCTACCTCAAGCCATGTAGGTTCTTTTACCCACACTTTGAGGTATTCTTCTGTTTCGGGTGCTACTTTAATATAATGTAGCGTAGGCTCATTTAGTGCAAAAAGCACACTCTTATCTGTTACAATTTTCTTTTCCATTTTTCTCCACCTTCTATACCAACAAACAAACTAACGGTGTTGGTGGAATATTATTCTGCTAATTTGGATTTTTTCTTTTTAGGAGTTTTCTTTTTTACCTCTTTTAGTTTTTCTTGAATCACTCGTAGATTCTTTTCATACCTTGAAACCAAAATATCACCCCTGTAAAATCCAATGAGTTTTAACTGTGCAAGCACTTAGATTTCTTGGCATAACTGTTGCTTCTATTGCAATTGGCCCTTTATCATCGGGAATAGGAAAATTATTTGCAGTAATGAAGTAGTCTGTAAAGTTAAGTGTAATTGCTTCTCCGTTTGATTTAGTAAATACTAATTCAATTGTTTGTGTTGTATTTTCAGAATCATTTAGAAGTGCTTGATATAGCCTATCATCAGTCACATGACCTGTAAATTGAATTTCATAAGTTCTTTGTGCAGGAATTCCTTCTTGAATATTCTTTCCACCTGCACCTAAGAATCTTCTGTCTTGTAGGTTATTATTCATAGTTAAAGTCAAAGTATTGATTTTAAGGAAAGAGTGGTCAAGAACCTTAAATGTTCCATCTGAGAAAAAGAACGGTTCTCTCATATCATCACTATTATTTGTAGTATCAAAATTAAAGAAAGTAGTTTCTGATTCAATGCCTCTTCGAGCGTCATAAGATTCTGTTTGAGTTAAGTTGTGAACATTTCTTGTATTTAGGTCAAGTGTCATTTTAACTTCTTCATTTTCATTAGCGGTCATGGTTAGAGTATTTACTCTATTACCTCTTGCTATTGTTGTAAAGTTTAAGTCTTCATTATCTGCACCTGTGTTAGTTCTATAAATATTAGAAGAACCTGCTAATTTGCTAAAGTTTCTTTCAAGAGCAAAAGAAGGCAATAGGTCGCCATTTTGTTCTTCAAAAGTATAGGTAATTGGCTTGGTCATAGTTCCGCTTACAGTAGTGGGTCGGTCTAAAGAAACCATATTTGCTAATGTAATAACATTGGGTGGAAGAGGAGGACAAAAGACTCCATTGGAACTATCGTTTAAAACACTTCTAATAAAAATTGGGCCTGTTTCTGGAAAATCAGTAGTAGTAATTCCTGCTCCTCCCGAACTTTCGCCACTATCTCCCTCTAAGAAAATTTTATTTTTATCAGCACTATCGGGTGCAAAATTTGTTGGAGTAGTCACTGATGCAGTATCGCATTCAACTTCGGTGCATTTTCCTAAGAAATAATAAAGCCATGCACCATGATTAGCAACAAATCCTAAATTTCCGCCTGTAAAAGAAGTAATTCCTTTATATTGGTAAGTAAAGTTTCTTGAACCACCGAGAGAAAGATTAGTTTGTTTCATTTCAACTTCGGTATTAGGAAATGTAGCCGATTCAGTAATTCCTAACCATTGGTCAGAAAGAAGTCTTTTAGCGGCAGTTGTGGTAGAAGTTCCACCCGCAGTTGATTGAGAAACTAAAATAATAGAAGAAGCACTTGTTGTAGTTGCTGCGGAATTAGCACCACCATAAGCATTTGTGACAGTCACGACATTACCGCTTCTTGTTGCTGAAATATTAGAAACTCCGTTAATTACAGTTGTAAATGCTGCTGCATATTCTTCTTTTGTGACTAAACCTGCATCAAAGATAGAAACTTCACTATCAGCATCAGCACTCGTTGTCGGTGCAGTATCTCCATCAGTGTCATCAAACCAAACTCCTCTTGTTGAGGCAGCACCACCAGCACTTGCTAAAATAGTAAATACCAAATAAATACCATCATAATCAGTTTTATCATCACTTAAGAAAGTTACAGTTGTCACTTCTGCTACATTTACAGTTGCACCCGCTACTTTAGGAGCAGGAACAGGAGTTCCATATGACTTTATAATGAAATAATTACCACTTGCAACAGTTTGGGAAGGAGAGAATGTAATTGTAGTAGAATCATTAGAAGTAATTCTTGCAGTTGTTTGCAGTTCATCACTTGAATTATATCTTTCAATTAAACAACCAACATACAAATCATCAATTAATGAAAAATTATCTGTAAAATCAGAATGAGCAGTAATCGTATCTACTGTTCCTGTTGTTGATGTTTTAACATAAATATCCTGTTCAGGAATAAATGTTATACTCGCTCCGCTTCCTAAAAATATATCAGTATTTGCCATATTGTTCTCCCCCTTCTCCTACAAACTTACTTAGGGAATGCTCAAATTGAATCTCTTTGCTTCTAAACTCACCTTATATCCAAATAATTTTTTTGCTCGGTCATTACTTTCGCTTCTTGCTCCTACGAATAATTGGGTAAATCTTGAACCATCAGTTGCAGTATAACCTTTACGGCTACCTTCAAGCACCCTACGAAGTATCAAGTATATAGCCCTTAGCCTGTCTTTGCCGTATGAAGAATCAAAGCCCGACCTTTCATCATGAAGGACTCTAATGTGTAAAGTGAAGGTATATGACTCATTTCTAATATCAAAATGAATCGTAGGATATTCAATATTTTGTGAATCTTCAAAAACTACAATTGTAGCGGGGTATCTTCCCAAATCTACTCTTGATGCTTTATTTGCAGTAATACTTCTAATATCAATTACTTCGGGAGTTACCGCATGAGAAGCACTAATAGTTCCATCACTTACTAAAGCAGTAGCATTAGTTGACCAATTTGTATTGATGAGGTCTATGAGAAGGCTGACTTCATCCATGAATCTACCTCCTTCATTACATACTTATCAAGGTATTTACCATACTCTTCCATAGCATTATCAAAAACTTCTTGTTCGGAAAAAGAAATATCTACTCCTAATACTGCTGAAAGTTCTTGCATGGCTAATTGTCTTTCCTTTTGAATCTCTAAAAAATCTTGAAATTTTTTTAGATTCATAAAATCCCTCAATCAATAAAATAAACAATGTCTGATTTACCACCAAGTATATCCATAGCCTCTTTTCTAAGAATATCATATTTCTCTTTTGTGGAAATATTAGCACCTGTTTCGGTAATTAATACGCTTTGGTCATCATGTCTAATTAATTCCGAAGCAACTAATTTTGTGGCTGCTTCGTGAACTGCTGCGGGAACTCTTGAATTACCTGCAATATAAGAAACAAAGATTGAGTTTCGAGTATGGTATGGATAATCTTGCAAAAAGAAAATTCTGCCCTCTTCATTGAGTAGCCAATAATCTCCTGTTCTTTTCATGTCTTCTTTATCAGTAAATCTTGTCACACCACATACAGTAGGAACAGAACTATTTGATGCAATAAATGTTCCAGTTCCACTTCCTGTATTAGTAGCGGATTGACTCATAGTAATCGTAGTCGAATCAACAATTGCAGAAATAGTAGTTCCAGTAGGAATGTGATTGTTATTATCTTCTATTTCCATACCAACTGCTAATTTACTGGAATCTGCCACTGTCAAAGTCGCACTTGCATTAGTGTGGGTGATTGCTTGTTGGGTCTTTATTTTAACTACACAATCCGACCCATCATCCCCCGAAAGTAGGGATGAAACGAGGATTTTTGCTCCATTTCCTTCCTCTTTTTGAGCAAAGAAAAAGTCTGAAAGCGACAATTGAGAACTTGTTAGACTTTTTGGTGCATTAGCACCTGTATATTGAGAAGTTGATGGAAATTCTTCATTAATTAAAGCAACAATATCATTAACAGTTGTTTTAACTCCAAAGGTATTACAAAATTCATCATTCCCTAAATTGTTTAATGTGTCTTCTGCAATCATTTCAAATTCAACGCCACTATTCGGTAATTGTAAAACAATAGAATAAATATCTCTAAAATTATCTAATAATTCTATTTGTGCTTGAGCAGAAGCAATCTCTTTATATCCACTACCAGACCAAACTTGTAGAGAAACAATCTTTTGAACTTTCATTTGCCTTAATTGAATAAAACCAACATAACCGCCATAAAGCGTCATTCCAGGCCTATTTGTGTATTCAAAGTTATGAACTTCTTTTTTAGTTATTATTGGTCTATAACTTCTTTTAAGTTTATCATCAACTATTCCTTCTACTCTTTTTATTATGTTTCCAACTTGGGCTCTTGTTGGATAAGTTGCAGAAGCATCAAAACGAGGAACTTGTAATAAATCAGCAACTTGTATATAATCCGTATAATAGCCAATACCTTCTGAATAGTCAGGAGTTCCTGCTAAAGTATAATCACTTGGGGAGGAAGTAATTGACATCAAATACCCCCTTTAACTCCTTCATAACCTAATCCAATAATTTTAGTTCTTATTTCGTTAAGATGGTCATTCATCTTATCTTTCTTTATTTCACCTGCTTTGGAATAATAACTGAAATCATAATTACCAAATATGGCGACTCTTGTTTCTATTGCTAATTTAATATTCTTAAACGGTTTCATTAACAAAGCATCTGTTTTAGAGGTATCTATTTTTTCTTTCAAAGCAGTTTTCCATTCTTTTTTATTAGGAGAAGGAATACCAACATTGAAATTTAATTCATATGCTTTCAATTCTTTTAGATTTTCAAGGCTATCTAATAAATTATTTAAGTAATCCAATCTTTGAATATTTACTATTACTTCCTTAGTAATGTCTTCACTATAAATATTGATTTCTTCTGATTTTAAATCTTCTAAATTATTAAAGACTTCATTAAAAATAAAATTAGTATCTATATTGAATTCTTTACCCATATTTAAATTAATAACTAATTCTCTTAAAGGAGAAAATTCTGTTTTTATTTCTGCTTTTCTCGAAGCAAATTCAGAAGGTCTTGAAGTTCTTGTATATTTTTGACCATAAGGAACAAACCCTCCACTTGCTATACCTAATTCTCTTCTAATGTAATCTACATAATATTCTCTAAATTTATCTGAAAATTTATTTAACCCATCTGGAATTTCGGGAATATAACCAACAATGTCTTTTTTTTCCTCAGTTTCGGTCTTAATAAAATACTTAATATTCAATTCTTTTACAAATGTAGTATTTGCAAATAATATTTCTTTAGTTAAACCAATTTCTTCCACTACTTTTAATTGTTCAAGTGCAGACTTCGTGAACTTTCCAATATTTATACCAAAGGTTATTGTTCCCATTTCTTCTAAATACACTGGGTCTAAATTCTCTTGTTCTAAAAAAGTATCTAAATCAAAATCGGGTAAATTTTCTAAATCCCTACCAAGTTCTAAAGAAGTTGCACCAACCAATTGAAAGTATTTTTTACTATCCGTAAAAGCATCAAATAAACTTATATTTTTTGCTTTCTCAATTCTTTCTTCTTTATTTTCTCCCCTCAAGTATTCAGACCAAGCCTCGACATCTTCTTTGTATGCTTGTAAAGATAAATCTTTGTCTTTAAGAGCCTCTTCTAAAACTTCTGAAAGTTTTTCTTGTATTTTTTGTCTATCAGAACCCGCACTCTTAAGTGCTTTATCCAATACATACTCAAGTTGTGCTTCATCCATATCTTTAGAAAGATATTCTATAAAGTCATTTTTTATTAATTTTGTAGTATTTGGATTAGAAAAAGATTTCATTCCGTTCCACTGAATAGAAATATCTTCTTCGACCAAATATAATCACTCTCACATTAACCATTTAGCCCAAGCAGCACCTTTTTGAATTGCTGAACCCAAACCTAATCCGCTACTTGGAGGTTCATAACTCATTTGACCAGTTTGAGGGTCAATCCAATATGGGCGACCATATCCATCTGTGCCGTTTGGTGGGATAGGGTAGCCACTACCATTATTCATAGCACCATGCATTTGGTTGTATTGTTGAGTATTGCCAGTTAATCCTGCAATAGCCATCCCTGCCGATGGTTGCCCTCCATTAAATCCTTGTGATTCGAGATATTGTTGTTTAGCCATCTTTCTTTGATTAATAACTTCTGCATTTAACGCAGCCCCAAGAATCTTTTGAATATCTAAATCAATGTTTTCTTGAGTAATTCTTTCGTATTCTCTCATACATTCTGAATTTAATTCAATAGCACCGCCCGAAGTAGTGAAAGATAACTTAGAAAGCATTTGTGAAACTACTCTTTCTATTACATCTTCCATTAGTTGCTCTATCGCTTCAAAAAACATCTGTCCGTGATATTGAAAAAATTCCTCAACATGATTGTCTTGTAAAGATAATAGATTATTTACAGTTTTAAAATTAGCATCATTTTGTTGCTGAACTGCGTTCAATACTGTTCCATTACTTGTTCCTAATATGCCCATATTTATTCCTCTTTTTGTTCTTCGGGTAGTGGCTTAGTCACCTTAACTCCTTCTTGTATCATTAGGTAATTCAATCTATCTGTTAATATATTGATTTCCCCGACTATTTCAATCGCCTCATTCGTGGCTGACCTATTATCACGCATGGTAGGTGGCTTAATAAAATAACCTACTGATGTAAGAGAAGCAATATCAGTCTTACTTAAACTTGTAATTGGGCCACTTTTTAGTATATTAGGAACTCTCGGTTTAAATCCCTTATACTCCAAACCATGTTTTTCTGCCAACATCTGTTGGTCTAACACTTCTAATTGATTGAAAATAGAAGCATGTTTAGGACAATATGTTCCAAAAAGAGGCCGACCCTTTACTACTTTTTCTAATGGTATTGGTGGTCTTAGATAATCCCCTGCTTCCCAAATGTGATGAAATCCACATACAACACATCTTTCTTTCATGTTGAATTTTTTTCCAAATTTTATAAAAAGAAATTTTTTGGGTTCGGGTAATAGGATTTTAATTAATTCCTGTTTTTGTTTTTTTGGCTTAATCGCCATTGGTTTATATTCTGCTACAACTCCTGTTGCCCTTGCTTGTTGAATTGGATTCAAAAGCGGGTTAAATTGTTGTGGGGCAGTTTGTCCTATAATTTGTTGTTGATACATTTTTCATTCCTCTTTATATAAGTCTCGAAATTTATTATTAAATTTAGGTCTTTCTTTATATTCATCAATTATGTTAGACAAGTGTTCCTCAAAATCAAAATCTTCATCTTTTATTTGGTCTAAAGTAAGTTTAGCATAATATTCTTCAACTATTTCATTAAATGCTCTTTCTATTTCTTCATCTGGTATTTCTGGACTAAGATGTTCATACTTCGTTTCTTCAAAATTACCTATTGTCATTGAGGCTAATGGATATTCGTTATGAATCCAAAGTTCTTCATTAAATGGTTCATTTTGCATTCTATCTAAAATATCATCAATATCTTTTTTTAATATTCTTTTCCACATAGTAATCAGTAGTCCTTTATCATTGTAAGTATTCCTTTATACACCATTTCTGAATCCGATTTTGCCGAAACTATATACTTGAAACAAGGTATTCCTTTATCATTTAATTTTCTCATTCCATAACTAAAGGGCTCAAATATTTCATGTTTCTCTATTGGTTTGTCATTTTTGTATTTCTCTCCCCAAATATCATATTTATTTGCCCAAATACCTATTGCTAATGGATAGTCTATATCTTTTTTCTTTTTACCATCCGACCAAACATTAGAAGTCACTGTATCTACTAAATATTTCCATGCTACTTGGTGGTCTAAATTTGAAGTATTATCTAAGTGTCTATGGTCTATCATAAAAATAATATATTTTGGTTTTCGGGTTTTCATGTCTTTTTCCCATTCTTTCCAATAGATTGCTTCTCCTCCTAAATCAGCACTCCTAATTGTATGAGAATCCCCATCTAATTTAATATTTTTTCTTGTGGCTCTACCTCTACCAACTGTTCTATCATTTATTTGTGGAACTTCTCCTCTTGTTCTTAATTGGTGACTCATAGTTGTCTTTCCAACCATTGTTGCTCCATATATTCCAAAATTAATAGCATGAACTTTTTTATAAAACCCAACAACTGCTTCGGTTATTAGTATTGCGAAGCCCGTCATTAATGACATACATATCTCCCACCTAATGTTTGAATAATCCTTTAATAGAATCAATAATCCATCCCATTATATTTATATCAAAAACTCCCAAAATATTTCCTATAAGCAAGGCAGAAAGAGTTGCACAAGAACCCCAAAACCATGCTCTCATTTTCAAAAAGAAAACATCAGCAGAATGGGCTCTTTGTTGATTATACACAAAGTCGTTATCAGAAAATCCCATTAAATCAGTCAAGCCCATTTAACCACCTTCATTGTAATGTGGCTAAAAACTCACTCCCAACGGTGTTCTCTTCATCTTGAACTCTCGGTGCATAGAAAGCAGGAACACCAAATTGTTTTGCACTTTCTCGCATCTTTTGGCGTTGTTGCTCATCTCTTGATTTTCTTTCCCAATATGCTTGTATTTTTCTATCAAGAAGCCACATTTCTATTTTATCATTCAAAGCCAAATCAAATAGGGCTTTCATGACCATAATAGACCCTATTGTTCCTAACCCAAACAAAAATGAATGGGCTAATGGCCCATAAGGAAATCCTGTTCCAAATTGAGCGTAAGCAAATACATTTGCTCCGCTTAATGCTCCGACAAAAAGAATAGTCATTACTAATCTTGTATCTTGATTTAATGCTGCCAAATAATCACCTTCATGAGAACTCTACTGAAAGAGAAGCAGAAGAAGAACCACCCGCAGTTATTTGAACATAAATACCGTTATCACAAACTACATTGTGCATATCATATTCAACACTGTGAGTAAGAGCAGGATTAGTAGCAGCATAAACAAATCTTGTTATTTCTGTTTTGCCCGTTGTTGTAGTATTATCAGAATCCCATATTTTGATTGTCACATCATTAGCACCATCATGTGTTGCTACAATATGCAAACTTGTCAATAGGCTCCTAACTTTAGAAACTACTGTGCTACTACTAATTACTCCACTTGTCCTACAAACGCCACCCATAGTATCGCCTCATTCAATTGTTGAGAGCCAAGACTCTTAACAGTTTCTCTATTCCTCGACTACTTCTTTATCTTCTGATTTCTTTTTTGGTTTTGAAATCTTTGGTTTTGAAATAACTTTCTTCTTAGGCAAGAGTAGGGATGAGAGGGAAGAAGCGTCAGCCAATTCCTCTCCCATTACCCTACTAAGTATGCTTAGAGTCTTTTCATCAGTGTTTAAAACATCTTCTCTATCAGATTCTTCAAAGACAAACATTAGATTAGGGTCTTTAATTCGCATTAGAGCCCAATTAACTGGAACGCTAATTGGGACTCTTTTGCGAATTACACCGTATGGCGTGTCAAGACGACCAATGTTTGCTCTATCGCTTATAGTGACTTGAGGCAATTGAACACCTCAAAGATTACCATAAACTCTAATTCTAACTGCTCCTACATCGGTTGCGGTTAGTTCTACTCCTGTTGCTCTAACAAC